GCGTCACCTCATGGGGTTGTTGGACTAATCGCGAAATGGGCCAGTGATGTTGAACGGGCCAAAGCGCACGACATAATCAGCACTCAGACTCCGATCGATGTGCGGCCAGTGCCAAATGAATGGCGTAATGATGATTGCTAAGTACTTCATTCTTCACCTACCGGACTTTGTTGGATTGCTCAGACAAAGTACTTAAAGCCTGAACACCCATCTTAATTTTACTTACTCGCGACATAACAATCCGCAGCGCTTCCCTCTTGGCCTCAGTAGCATCCAAGCGCGCAATAGGCCCAAGCAGGACCGCGTCTAATCCAACGCTACGACAACTCAATACCCACTCTCCTTGGTAGCGGATGTTTCTTTTTGTAATCGTGATTACAAGCGCACCAGATTTAAGCGACCAGCACGTTTGCACTCTGCGCTCATCGTACTTGTCGTAGCTCGTTGCATCTTCCCAATTTAAATTAGCCATTTCACTCACAGGCATTAGTTGGACTTAGTTTAAGTCGGGCTTGGGAGGGCTGAACTCAGACCACAAGACAGCGTTATTTCCATCTCCATAGCCTGCATCGTTGTCATCCCAGATTTCACCATCGATGTTGATATAGCCGTAGACAGGATACTGATCGTAACCAGTATCGACCCAGAACAAGGCCATGCCGCCGCTCTGGTATGTTTCCATTGACCGCCACTTAAGTATTGCCTCTGTAGTCATCACGCAGCCTCCTTCGAAAACTCATCAACGTTGCACTTGTGAACCTTGAACTCCGTTACTGTGGCCCATGGGTTTGCATCCCAGCCAAAGCCACGGTCTTTGTTGAGGGAGTCCCAGAGTCTTCGAAACTTATCCCGGAGAACTTCGTTCTCGCGTTCAACGCCGATATCATGCTCTGGATAGTTGCCGGTGATCCAGCGTTTTAGCTGCATGCCTTCAGATACAGCATCTGCGGCAGAGATTTTCTGAAGTAGCTCCACCCGCACGCCAGTAACCTCGAGAGTGATGCGTGAATGCTGGCGTGGCATGAATATTGAGGGTTTCCAGCGACGCTCGTCATCACCAACAGTTGCCCGATACCGAATTTCACCGACTTGCGGGCATCCGCATATCTCAGAGCAACCACATTCAACTTCTTCAATCCGCGCCCATGTTTCACGTACCCACAAAAGGTCGCCTATTGCATGCTGAAGCAGTCCATGTTTTGGGGCGTCAATAACATGGGTGATCACGCCCATTTTTGTTTTTGTTGGTTTCTTGATCTGCAGTGTATTGTCGTTGCGGACGCCTTTAACAATCCTTCGTGTTTGGGTCTTGTGCCCTTCCAAAAGAGCACGAACCATAGGGCCGGAGAATAGGATTGGTCTGATGGCCATTAGGATTTAGCCTCCCCATAGGACGTCAATAGCTTTCGGTCACCGTTCTCCTTCAGATCGCGTTCACATGCTTCGGCTTTGTGCTTGAACTCTTCAAGCGACGAACAGCCAAAGCTTTCATAGTCAGGATTTCTGAGCGAAAGAGCCTGCCGATAATCAGCGAGGATGCTGCTCAGGGTTGGCGCACACTCAGCGCATACGGTGACGTCATCTCCGTATGTGAAGTGGGGGGTGTCTTCAAAAATTGGAGTGTCGCATCCTTCACAACCTCCAATCGTGTCAGCCAACTCTTCCTCTATCTCCTCGACTTTGAGCAAGGCTGCCACAAATGATTTGTGTGTCGGCTCTAAGAGAGCTTGACGCTCCTTTTCAATAGACTTCAGGTCGGCTTATGCGGCTACCCAGTCTTCGCGGGTGTAAGACATCACGCTTCCTCCCAGCACTCAGCGACTTCAAGTTCATCAGCTTGGAAGGCAGTCCACCTGCTGCCTATTGTTTCACGCAAGAACTCGGCTCGCCCTAAAGCTTGCTTTTCCGTCATAAGCTTGGCTTCATACAGATTATGGGAAAAGCAGGGGGAGCCGTCGCAGTCCTTTAGATCAGCATTTTTACCGGCCAGCTCATGGTCTGCGCCGATGTAGTACTCAGCAGTTTTCTCATTTTGTATGAACCAAGCATTGCTTCGCTCGACGCTTGCAGTTTTGATGCCCATCACGCTGCCTCCCGTTCTTTCAATGCTTCAGGTTTGTCCGGCTGCACGTTGTACTGGTGCCAGGCGCTTGGTGAGGCTTCATAGGACTCGTAATGCTCCTCTTCGCGGAGATCTGCTAGCCCGCAATTGACAGCCGCAGCGTGTGCCCGATGCTCAAGCTTTGTCACTTCAAGAGCCTGAAAATTGAGATTGGTTGATGTCCGCTCAATCTGCTTCTGGCCGGTGGCTTCAAAAGCTTTCTTCGAGAGAGTTTCCATCTTCTTCCTCTCCCTATGAAGCAGCTTTACTGCCTCATAGAGAGCTGTGACCTTCTCAAGAGAGGCGGCCATCAGGCAGCCTCCTGCGGTGCTTTACGGTTCATTTCTGCAGCTTTGCGTTCAGCAGCCTTCTCAAGCTTATTGTTTTCGCAATTGGCGTAGAAGTAACGACGGCCAGCTGCGCCTGATGCGCACTCAAGTTTGAAGTATTGATCGTAAACCGCTCGATCTCCCCCTGTGATTTCTGTCTTCAAGGGGAAGCCTACGGGCAGGGACAAATGATGGCGTTCAATACCGTGCTCATCCATGAAGGTTCTGAGGGTTTTGTCTGCTTCACAGGCTTCATCCCAGAGGGCTTGCAAGTCTTCGTCAGAGTGTTTCATGCGGCTTGCTCCAGTTGTATCCGCTGAACAAGGTCAACGATTGGATGTTGCAGGTACTTGGGAAAGCGAAAACCGATCTGCGCCAAGCGTTCGCTTACATGCTCCCACCACACAGGATGACGCTCGGCCAGCTCAGGAACTTCTTCCAGTTTCACCGGCAGGCGGGTGCAGCGCTCCTTGCCAAACAGCTCCACAACATCAGGGTGGGTTTGGTAGGGGCGGATGATGTGAGAGAGGCAGAACTCCTCAAGGTCTGTGACTTTGTGTGTCATGCTGCCTTCCTCACTCTTGCTGCTGTCAGGATGCGTTTTGCTGCTTTCTCATCGCCAGAGATAGCGTAGAGATCTCGTGCGACTGCGAGCGGGTCGATGCCTTGGGTTTTCCAGAACAGGTGCTCATTCTGGCTGTGCTGCTCGTCGTGTTTCCCTCTGATCATCGGAACCACCCAACAATCATCAGGCTTGGTGGCTTTGCCGGTCCTCGACTTGTTGTAAAGCGGGTCGCCATATCGGACATGGCAAGGATCAACGCCATACCGGCCAGTGATGAGGCATGGGAGTTTGCGGACAAAGGCCAGGTGGCCTTCATCCTTTTTGCGCGCGTGTTCCTTCCCTGAAGGATCGAGGGAGAAAGCAGTGTTGGGGCGGCGTAAACGGAAGCCCATCACTTACCCCCGTCAAACTGGGCGCAGCGAACCGTCACAGCTGCCTGACAAAGCTCACTGAAGGATTGCTCCCCAATTGCGCGAATGCTCTTCTGGTGGCCTGTGAGGGCATTCTTTGCTGCTTTTGGATTGCCAACCTTGGCAAGATCTTCCATCAAAAGCTTGAGTATGGCTTTGGAGTCTTCATCCAGAGATTTGCGGGCTTCAGGGTCTAGTTGTGACCAGATCGCTGTTGCGCCTTGAGAGAGTGGATTGTCGCTAATCCCTTGCGCTCCTTGTCCACCGCCCTTGATAGTTTCAGGATTACATTGTCCGTCTTGCTGAGCAGCTTCTTGCGCTTTTTTGCCTGCCTGATCGCCAGTTTCTCCCCTTTCAGCTTGTTGCTGATGTGCATCTGCAATGTACTCCGCTTGGGTTTCATCAGTAGCGGCGAGGATTTCGCCCTCTATTGTTTCAGCTGCAGCGTTGTAGCCTTCCTGAGGGCCTGCTAGAGGGCTAGCACGTCGCGCCTCTAATCGTTGCGCAAGTCCGCTCGATTTACGCTCAGGGGCATCGAAAGCACGCTCTACCTCATCCGCCTCATAGATCCCTGAGAAGCCGAATGCATAACGTGCCGCTTGAATCATTGCTTTGTGGCGCAGCATCCGCCGCGGCCATTGCCTCCATGGGTCTGTGCCGCGCTTGCACTCCTCCATGTATTCGGTCGCTGAGATAGCGCGTGTTCGGTCCTTGCGGAACATCCGGCATGTGATCGCAATGACTGCACCGTTGTCGTCCAGCTCGTCTTGAAACTCCATGCCGTCGAATTGAGGGTTGGAGTTGATGAGGTTGGCCCACCCATCGACGGAGACAATCGGAGCAACACCGCCACCCTTTGCAGGGAAAGCATAAATCTCCTTGGTAAGTGGGTTCAGATTGTACTCATGGGCAACGACCAGAAATGCAGCAAACTCCTCTTTGGAGGGTGGCTCTTTGTTTTTGTCCGGTTTCATGATTGTGCTACGCAAGGTCTGCTCGAAAGTAGAGGCATCCATGCCATAGCGCTCAGCCATGGCCGCAGTTATACTGCGACCGTTACCATTGGATGTGAGAGCAGTGCTACTCATGCTGCTTTCTCCAGAACCGGCAAGTCGTTTGCTGCTTCAAGGTTCTCCAGCTTGGAGGAATACCATTGAGGGGTAATCCAAGTACGAGGCTCTCCGGTTCCGGCAGGCCATTCTTCCTTACCGAGGCAGTCGGCAAACAGCCGAATAGAGCGACGTAGTTCACGGCGAGCAAGCTCAAGATCTTCTTCACTCAGTTCGACAACCTCGACCGTGTAAGGAGCACTAGTCTGTACAAAAACGAACGCAAACCCACGACAATCAAGATCGCAAACCTCGCGAAGGCCCTCAGCAACCAAGGCGGCTTGCATGTTGTAGCCAAGGTCTGCGATTGAGTTCTGTACTTTCCGGGCTTCCCGCGTTGTTTTCAGGTCAACCGGGTAAGCGTCATTGAGGTCAACAAGGTCAGGGCGCGCTTTCAACCAAATGTGGGTTTCAGGGTCTTTCCAGATCAAAGAGCGCTCAATCGCACCGTCAAGGATTCCAGACTGTACCATCCCAGAATTTCGTAAGCCGGAGTTGGGGCAGTTAGCTTGCCAGGGGAGCATGCCTGCCATTCCCTTGAGGTCATGCATCTGCTCGGTTGAAAGAAGGCGCTTACCTGAAAGCTCCTGATCAGCGATCCATTCCTTGCAGACGTTGGCGTTACCGTTCCATTTTTTCTCGGTGCCCGTCTTTGGGTCTGTGTAGGTGGCGGGCTTTACAGCGAACTGCTCATCAAATTTGCCTTCTCCCAAAAAGAGCGTGTGCGCAGCTTGCCCAAGCCGAAAGTGATCCTTGTCTTCGCGTGGCTCAGCTTCAGGATTCAGATAGGAAGTTGCCCAGTACTCAGCCGGTGAGCCGTTAGCGATAGTGCGCAGCCCACTAGAAGAGATGGAAGGGCCAGCGCAAATGTGGGAATGATACTTTTCAATCGGAAGTTCGGCATAAATACCCGGCTCGCTGATTGTGTAGGTATCCCAAATTTTCTCAGACATGATGTTATCCCGCGATTGTAGCGACCCAGCGGTCAGCGTGAGTGAAAAACTGAGAAGCAACAAAGGCTATTGCTCCCCATTTGAAGGCAGCAGGAAGAGCTGCCCAAAACCCAAAACCCTGCATGTGAAACTCAGTATTTGATTGAAACGTGGGGGATGGCGCCGGAGGCGATGGCCTGAACAATTTTCTTGGCGCGATCCTCGCCAATGCCAGCTGCCTCCATGATTGCTTTCAGCGCTGCATTGTTGAACTTCTTGCGGTGCTCGATGTTTGCCGCACGAGCTTCATCAGCCTCCAGCTTTGCGTCTTCTTCTGCCTTGCGCTTTGCTTCAGCTTCTGCAACAGCTTTCGCCGCAGCTCTAGCCTTGTCGGCTTCGATCCGTTCTTTCTCAGCCTTCTCCTCAGCCTCACGGGTTTTCTTCCGCTCAGCTTCAAGCTTTGCCTCTTCTTCCGCTTCGCGCTCCTTGCGGTCGGCTTCTGCCTTGGCTGCTTCAGCTTCTTTCTCAGCTTCAAGCGCAGCCAACTTGCGCTGTTGCTCTTCGGTGTGAAGGGCCTGCTTCAGATGCCTGTCGAGGCTTTCGAGAGTGGTGATTTTCTTTGAGCTTGCTTGATCGGCGAACTCCTGCATTGCGCCCTCTGTGACATCAACAGAGCGCACGGCATCAATCCGCTTTTGAATGTCGGCAGAACTCTCATTGAAAGCGACGCAGCCGTTCTGGATGATCCCCTCAATGATAGCGCGATGGGAAGCGATGCGGCTCTGTTCCTGCGCTTCCCAATTATCAAGGGGCAACCTGCGTTCATCGCGCATAGCATCAAGAAAGTCGCGCATGGTTTTACGCCGCGCATCAATAGCAGTGGCCTGCGCCTTGATCGAAGCCACTTTTTCCTTACCCGCACCATCAATGGCAGTTTTCAAAGTTGAGCACTGGCGCGAGAAGGAGATAATCGCCTTCCGGCCTTTCTCAGTGCTCAGATCAGCCTTGAATGCTGCGTTCTCAGCTGCGATGACAGCCTCTAGATCTTCAAAGCTGATGCCTTCCTCACCGAAGTATTTCTCCGGGTTGGCGCGAAGGTCAGCAAGATCAAGTTTCTTGCGTTCCTCATTGTCGGTCACTGCGTTCATGTTAGGCTGCTTCCTTCTGTTCAAAGCTGTCAGCTTTTGCCTGCCAGTGTTTGGCGAGGCGCTCATACTGCCGAGCGAAACTCAAAGAGCCGGCACTCCCGGTTTGCTCATGAATTTCTTGATGAGTGAGGCACATATCGCGGTACTTCTGAGCCCACCGCAGACAGTCCCCATGGGTCATGGTTTCCAAGGCACTTCCTCCTTTCGCAAAGCAAAGTTGTGGCGTTCTGCGGAACGATAGGCTCCGCAGTTGGGTGGTGTTTGGTTGTCTGTGAGTTTGCCCTTTAAGGGCTCAAATCAGGGGCGCGTTATTATGCGGCCTCCGCAAGATTACTTTCCAGATAGGCGCGCAGATCAACGACTGATATTGCCTTGTCCAGCTCCCTAAGAGGCCGGTAATCGTCTAGTTCAGGGTCATGCACTAGCAAGGAGCCATCTCGGGTTGCCCAATCGCGCAGCTCTTCAATGTGCTCCTGCAGCGATTCCAGAATTGCGGAACCCATCTCAGAAAGGCCGGAGTCCTTCAGATCTAGTTCAATGTAACGGCGTCCCTTACGGTCAATCCGGCGATGGCTGGCAGGGAACAGGGAGTAATCGAGGTCTGAGATCTCAAAGCAAGGCAGGAAGATACGAGCTTCAAGCTCCTGATCTTCATAGATCTTGTCGAACTCAGCTAGGATCAAAAGCTCACCGAACTTTGCACGGTTGGTAGAGCAGGCCGACATGGCGACAAGCTCAAAGGGGAACACGTAGTGTTTCATGCTGCCATCCTCATTTCACTGTTGTAGGCGTCCCAAAACTGTTCCGAGATGTGCTCGCTGCGGTAAACGACTGCAGAAAGCATAAGCCATAGAATGCGCTCTTCACCTTCGCTTTTGGCATCAAGGCGCCTCTCACGGTCAGAGCCAGCTTCCTCAACTCTGATCTCCTGAATAACGAAGCCGTCGCAATCTTCATCGAGCGCGCAATTGATCTTCGCTTCAATCACCTGCTCGGCGTAAAGAAAACCGTTGGAGGTCAGATCCAAGGTCGTCTGAATGTCCGTCTCGAAGTCCATCAAGAATCTCATTTTGTGAGTGGTTCAATTCATTTGATGCTGTGAATAATACAAAACGGATTTACATTGTCAAATACAAAATGTATTGAATGGAGGGATTTTTAAATCGGGCACTGAGTTCGTAATGAGGAATTTCAATGACTGGCTGGATACGAATTGACCGTGCGCTCTTTGATCATCAGGCTCTTTCAGACCCATGGGAGTGGGGGTGTTGGTGTTGGCTGATCTCACAGGCTGCATGGCGTGAAACCTCCATTTCCCGGCGAGGAAAAAAGATCGATGTAGCAGCGGGCCAGCTTTGCTACTCTTTCCGCTTCCTCTCAAAAAAGTGGGGGTGTTCTGTTGGGAAAACGCGTCGGTTACTAAATCGGTTCGCAGAATGGAACATGATAGAGATTGAAACCGGCACAGGTGAAAGTTTGATAACTATCTGTAATTACGGCAAATATCAGGACGCGGAAGCGGGCGGCGAAACAGTAACGGAACACAAACGAGCACGAGAGCGGAACGCAGGCGGAACACCCGCGAGCACAAAGAAGAACAAGAGAACAAATAAACAAGGGAACACAGAACCAGATTCTCAATCTACTGACGTAGATCTTTTCGAGCCGACGAAAGTTGTTACGGTTGAGGAGGTGTTTGCCCAATATGTTGCCGCTGTTGATGACTACAACGCAGACCTTGCACCCGGTGCAATCGAGTTACCAAAACCGTCGGTTTTGTCCGAGAAGCGCCACGCAGCATTGAAGAGAGCCCTAAAGGCGATCCCTGCTGGAAAGACGTTTGCCGACGTTCTGAAGGCTATCGGAATGTCCCCGCATTTGCTCGGGTTTAATGACCGTCAATGGCGCGTCGATATTGATTTCCTATGTCAGAAAGACAAGCTCATACAGATACTTGAAGGTAAATATTTTGGGTCATCTGGTGGCTCTAAAGCCCAAGGAAACGGGCGCGTTTCTGGCGCTGATCTGTTTAAATAAAGCTACTAAAGGAGTTTGATATGAATAGCTTAACGGTCACGGATAGCACAATCCATTGCTTGGATCAGTGTGCAGCTTATGCTGACGCATTCGGGCGATTGCAGGCAGGCTTGAAACACAATCGAGGGCTTCAGGCGGGAGAGCATCCTATAGGCGTGCACGACCTGCTTCAGGAAGTCTCAAAGAGCGCAGGGAGCCTTTATCGGATAGCAGACGAAGAGCAGATTGCAGATGCCATCAAGCTCGTTTACGCCAATCATGCAACCTATTCGCCGGATGTCGCGCAAAACAACATTGCCACCCTGGCTTACATTTTCAAGCGCGAAAAGATGCTGGTTGGTGCTCTTTATGAAGGTGGTCTTGAGTGTCTGAAGAGTGTAAGGCGAATGCCTGAAGTCTCCGAGCTGTATCAGGCAGTCAATCTCAAGCAACGGAAGCTTTTGGAAGAAAAAGAACTGATTGAAACAATTCAGCAATCCTAACCGCGAATCTCGTTAGAATCCCCTTAGATCTGAGGGGATTTTGATGAGTAATGAAGACAACTTCGATATTTGGGGTTTCCTGAAGGGCGCTGCGTTGCTCACGATTGCAGGCATGTTTGCGTGGGACTATTTCACAACTGCTGAGAAAGATCCCGTGATCTCTGCTGGAGAAGATGCGATAGAGCTGCACCTGATCCGCCATGCTAACTGGCCCGCTGTCAGTTGCCTTAAGAAGCCAGTAGATGAAATAAATTTTGTTTTCTGCTATCCGGCAGGCGCGAGCGGTGATTATGGTCCGCTTTTTGCCGTTGAGAACCAAGGAGGAGAGCCGGTCGTTTACGCTATCAACGGCAAGGCGATTCCGATACTGGAATACGTTACGATTGAGAAAGACAACGGCACACCGGTGCAGCTGGCTCTTTGGACTGGGAAAGCGATCGATATCGCTGGCGTTTTAGCTGAGTTTTGACTTTGCCTACCATTCGCCTGTAGCGATAATTTTATGCATGGCGCGGATTTCGTCAGTTGGGATCCGCAGCTCGCTTCCGTTGTAGCGTGAAAGCACCCGGAAGCCAGATTCTACCCGCTCATAGCGACCAACTTGCCAGACAGGGATGCCCTGCTTTTCGTGCAACACAGCAGTATATTCGCCGGGGCGCGGAAGCTTTTTAGGGTTCACGAAAAGCGTTTCGCCTTCGTGATATCGCGGCTCCATTGATGAGCCCGGCATGTAAAGCGCAAAGGCTCCTTCTATGCCCATAAGGGAGCCCGGTGCGCCTATTTGATCCAACGCTTCGCCAGTGGCTTCCAGATAGTCCTCATCCCGGCCTGAGATTGAGCCATAAACCGGCACCGTGAAAGGGGTTAGCAGACTTGCGATCTTGTGTTGCTTCGCGGTAGGGCGCGCCTGTTCAGGTTCAGTGGGCGCCAAATCTTTTCCGAACATCAGCCAGGTTAGGCTCACCCCAAAAAAACGGGCGTAGCGCTCGATAGCCTCTGCCTTCGGCTTGCGCGTTCCGTTCTCGTGGTGGGTGTAAGTAGGGGTCTTGATGCCAAGAGCGTCAGCTGCATCAGCTGCACTGGCAAAACCTGCCTTCTCTCTGGCCGCCTTGAGTCGGTCTTTAATTTCCTGTGTCATGGCATACAATATGCCCCCTTACAAAATACATTTGGTATTGACACTGATAAATCCGTTTTGTATTTTAGCTCCATCACGATACAGGATGGAACCCATGGATAATCAGTCAGTGAAAGAGCTGCGGAAGACGCTGGGTTGGTCGCAAACCGAACTCGCCGATTTCCTCGGCGTAAAGCAGCCCACTGTTAACCGTTTTGAGCAGGGGCAGGAAATCCCTGATCCCTCAAAGCGGCTCCTCTACCTCTTAAAAGCTCAAAGCCAAATGTCGCTTGCGGCCTAGGCTCTGCCTAGCGGGGGCAGCTGATCTTTCCTCCCAGTCAGCTGCCCTCGGGACCCGGGATTACTGCCCCAATACTGCTCGGTAGTAGTCCTGTTGAATGTCATAGAAGACGGGCAATCCATCAACCTTATGAGGGGATCTTCTGATGATCTCCTCGGCCTTATCTCCCTCCAGCTCTTGCAGAGCGGTGATCATAAGAGCCTCAAGGAAAGCCAACCTGTCCTCTAGAGAGCCGCTTATTCTCGCAGGTCCGAAACTCGGTTCCTGATCAGTTGGCTCAGCACTGCTTTTTACATCTTCCATGCTGGCGATCCTTGCAATTTAGCCAGTGAGGAGCAGGGGGCTTCTTTGGAGTTGGGCCTCGCTTAGGAGCCCCCTGCATTTTCGCTACACCATTAAGCTAGCCCCTCTCACCGATTGTGTCATGGGGGCAAAATACAGGAAAGCGCTCCATGAACGCACCGAGAACATCTGACCAGTTCAACAATTGGATTTGCACGCAGATAAAGAACCTCGTGACAGCGTTTGGCGTTGAGAGTTCCGCTGAAGTGTTGGGGCACTCCTCAGGCACTATCCGCAAGACCTACCAAGTCAACGAAGCGCGCAGCCTGACCCTCAAAGACACACTCTATCTTGAGCGCGAGATGGCTGCCATTGGCTTGGAACCAAGCCTGTCCAAGGCCCACCTTGAGGCTTGCGGCTATGAAGTGCGTAAGAAGGCTGAAGGGGTTGCCAAATTGGACCCGGCAGCCGCGGCAATGAACGTTGTGCCCGTGCATTGCGACAGCATGAAAGAGATCGTGCAGGCCGCAGAAGACGGTGAAATTTCCCCCAAAGAACACGAACGCATCAAGAAGAGCTTTGAGCAGATCAAGGAACTGATGCGCAACTACGACGCGAGCTACAACGCCAGCCAACACCAGATGGCTGCGGAATGAACCAGACCACCACCAGCAATCCGCAGGAGATGCAGCACATGAGCAATCAAGTCGATAAAGAAGCCCTGTCCACGGCTGTCAAAGAAATCCTAGACGTTGAAACCGTCATTGAGAGCGACAAAGGTTCGTACATGTCCAAGTGCGCAACCAATCGCGAGAAGATCAAGGAGATCAAGCAGGACGCCCGTGACAAGGGGGTTCCGACCAGGGAACTCAATGCAGTGCTGAAGCGTAAAAAGCTGATGGATCAGGTTGAGGCTGTTGTGTCCAATATGGATCAAGACGAAGCCGAGCTGGTTGATCAGATGGAGCTGGCACTCGGTTGGGCAGCCAATGACAATGAAGACCAGCCAGAGGCCGCCTGATGTACCTGGCGCTCGACCTTGGTGTGAAGACTGGCTGGGCTCGTTGGGAGCCCGGTCTTTCTAAACCAGTCTCAGGAGTTTTTGACTGCGGGGCTAAAGACAAAGCAGGCGGGTACGGCGGCAGAAGTCTTTCTTTCTACGGTTGGTTGCTGGGAAAGATCGAAAGCTTTGGCGTTACGCACCTTGCAATTGAAGATGAGCTTCCAGCTATCAGTGGAAAGCCGATGAACCGGGGCAATGAGCAATGGCAGCCCGCACAACATCGACTTTGTGAGATGGCAGCCGTCGCGAACCAGATCCCGTATCAGAAGATCACCATGCAGAAGTGGCGCAAGCACTTCATTGGCCGATCAGTCGCTCCAAGAGGAGTGAAGAACGGGCGGGCTTGGATCAAGCAACAAGCCATTCAACGTTGCAAGCTCTTGGGGTGGGATCCAAAGGATGACAATGAAGCGGAAGCGCTTGCTTTGATGGATTTTTTTAGATCCACCCAGTCACCTTCCTACGCAGTGCAGACAACAGACCTTTTCACCAATCTCTAGCTTATGAGGTGCCGTTATGGACCTTTGGAATTCTAAGTCTATTGAAGAGAAAATCGAGTTCATGAAAGAGATGAAGCTTCAGGGTGCTTCTGCAGGAGAAACCGCAAAAGTTCTTGGGGTTGGTAAGTCAACTCTCACATCCTTCTTATGTCGCAACTTTACCTCATGGTCAGGGCTTTTGCAGCATGGCACGCATGTGCCGGGTGATGGTGGAATTGATAGCGACTTGGATGTGGCAATCGTTGAGTGTCATAGCCACCTAGAAGCGCTTTATGAGCACCACCCGGAGCGAGCACCAAAGAGCGACGAGACGAAACAGCTCTATAATGGCTCTTTGCCACACAGGTCTTCGGTAGTCACCTACACCTATCCTGCATTTGCTGCATGAGTACTGTCGAAAAACGCCTGAATGAGATGATCGCTAGCTATCAGCGGCGAGAACAGGCGCATAACGATCTTGCTGAAAAGTATCAGGTTGAGCGTCGAAAAAACCAGCCATTGAAAGAGTCAAACGAAGAACTGCGTTCTCAGAACAAGGAGTTGCGCTCTCAAAATCGCGATCTGAAGAGGAGGTTGCAACGTGCCAGCGGTAACGACAACCGACACGAGGGAAGCGGAAAGCCTGTGCGCAGAACTGAGCATAGAGGTACTTCACGCGAGCAAGCGGATCAGAACTGGGCCTTGCTCACCTCAACAGACGCACTCCGCAGTGCGGATCCAGAAGATGATCAATCTGCGGGGCAGGGAGCATGCGTGGGCAGTTCTATACGCGCTTTCCGAGATGGAAAACCCACCAATCGAACTCAAAAGCTCCCTGATCGGCGCGGTAAGCGACCTGTTCTCCAATTACCCGGCTTGGGAAAGAAGGCTGGGTGACTTCCTGAACGCGCTGGACTTGCTCGACCTTGAAGAGTTGCAGCGCCTTGCTTGGAGCGGCCCCGGCATTGATGGGGCGTCACCGAAAACCCGAATTTTGATCACCGGCTATCTGCAAGTGTTGCTTATGCCGGTCATGGAACCTCAAGAACAAGGTGTGTTCTTATGATTGCACAAAAATGGGAAGAGTTAGACCGGCAGGACCAGATTACTGCCGTACAAAGCCTTGCAGACGGAACACGGTCTACACGGGTAATCCTTGAAGAACTGTCCTTTCGATACACAGGTATCACCACCGGCAGTATTGCGGGTATTATCCGCCGCTCTGGCGGCAAGCTTACAGGGCGTAAGGGAGCAATTAGCTCTACTAAATGGGTCAAGGGGAGCAGTACCTTTCAACAGTCCCTTGAGGCCCGCTTGCAAGCGCCTGACAGTCTTCCTGTTACCCTCCTTGAGATCACCGACAAGCAATGCAGACGCCCAATGTGGAGCGGAGAGCCTCCCCTTGATCAGCGCTTCTACTGCGGCGCTCCAGTAGATCTTCGGCAGACCTACTGTGAGCACTGTCAAACCTTCCTTTATGAGCAGAAGGGGGAGGCAGAGTGAGCGCCCTTGATCAAAAGTGGGAAGACTACAAGGTCAGGGCAAACAAAACGCCCTTGCTAGAAGCCGCACAAAAATGCGGGGCAGAACTCAAGCGGGGCGGTAAAGAGCATACGGGGCCTTGTCCGGCATGCGGCGGCACAGACCGCTTTAGCGTTAATCCAGTCAAGCAGAAGTGGAACTGTAGAGGGGCAGGCGGTGGAGGTGATGCCATCGGTGTTGTGATGCACTGCATGTCCGTGGACTTCAAAGCAGCTTGTGAAATTCTGACTGGTGAAGCGCCTCCCTCCGGTGAAGGATCTTGGGATGAAGAGGCAAAGAGCAAAGCAGCTGAACGGAAGAAAGCCTCAGCTGCAAAGGCAGAGCGCGAAGCTGAAGAGCAAGCCCAACAGGAAGCCGATAGCACCGAATACGCACAAAAGCTTTGGGATCAAGCCAAGCCGATTGAGGGTACTCCTGCAGAAGCTTACTTGCTGGGGCGCGGGCTTCCAAGAATGCAGTGGCCAGACTGCCTGCGTTTCCACCCGGGATTGAAGTATCCGGACGCAGGAAAGCTCCACGCTCTTGTTTGCCGTGTTGATGACACTATGGGCGATCTCACCGGGATCTGGCGCATCTTCATCACCAAGGAAGGCCAGAAAGCCCCCGTAGACAACGCCAAGCTGGGTCTTGGTCCGGTTGCCGGGGGTGCTGTGCGGCTTCAGGAAGCTGCTGACGGGGAAGTCGGCATCGCTGAAGGCGTTGAGACAGCCCTTGCGGTTTACGCCCTGACGGGGCGCCCTTGCTGGTCCTGCCTATCTACGGCGGGCCTCATCAACTTTGAACCTCCCTTGGATGTAGACCGGCTGCGGATCTATGGCGACGGCGATCAGGCTTATCAGAAGCCGGACGGATCGTGGGAGATGGCGCCGGGTGAAAAGGCTGCAAAGCGAGCAGCTCAGAACCTTCAGGAAACCGGATTGGAAGTGCTGGACATAGCATTGCCTGAGGCAGGCTCTGACTGGCTGGACGTTTACAATGATCTCTATGGAGTTGCTGCATGACATTGCCCAAATCCGACGCAGAAAAGGAAATCAGAGAGGCAACGGTCCTTCGCCTGCGAGAGCTGCGGCCACAAGGGCGAATAATCCATGAAATGAACATCATGGGCGGCCAGCACCGGATTGATCTGGCTTGTGTGAGCCCTGATGAGATCATCTTTGCAGAGCTGAAGAGCCAGCGCGACAAGATCGACCGTCTCAATGATCAGGCGCATGCTTCGCGTCTTTGTGCCCATCACAGCATAGCCGTGCTGCATGAGAAGTTTTTTGAAAGAAGGCATAGCGCTCCGACCGACTGGTCCAAAAGCTACGTGTACATCGGCCATAAGCACGAAAAGCAAACGTGGCTGCATTTTAAGTGGGCTGAGTTCTGGCCTTATCCGGCATTACCAGCAGGGCATGACCTGCATCACCGTAGTGACAAATGGAACTTGGACAAGGCGTCCCGCTGGGACATGCCACCAGCCGAAAACCTCATGGACCTTCTTTGGACTGAAGAACAAAAGCGGCTCGCGCAGGCGCTTGGTGTTTCGCTCAAAGGATGCACTCAGAAGGCGCAGAGAGCGCGACGTGTCGCTTTTCACGCTACCGGTGAGCAGATCACACGAGAAGTTTGCAGACAGCTCAGAGCGCGAGAATTCGCCCATGCGGACGCGCCAATTTTTGACGATATGAGGAAGGCAGCATAATGGAACACTTGAACTTACCTGGCATTGAAAGACTTGAATATCTGAGTGGGCAGCAGGGCGAGATTATCATTGATGCCTTTGCGGGTGGAGGTGGCGCATCCACCGGCATTGAAATGGCTCTGGGGCGTTCTCCGGATCTTGCTATCAATCACTGTGAAGCTGCGCTGGCCATGCACGCGGCCAACCACCCAGAAACCGTGCATTTACCTGAAAGCGTTTGGGATGTTGATCTGAAAGCGTACACAGCAGGCCGTCCTGTGGGGTTGCTTTGGGCGTCTCCAGATTGTCGCCATTTCTCAAAGGCTCGGGGTAGCAAGCCAACCTCCAAGTCAGTGCGAATGCTAGCGTGGTCCATCGTGAACTTCTGCCAGAAGCTTGGGAAGAACAGGCCACGAATAATCGTCTTAGAAAACGTTATGGAGTTTCGCGGTTGGGAAGACTTTGAACCATGGAAAGTTGCTCTTGGGAAACTGGGTTATCAGGTTGAAGTCAGGGACTTAAAGGCTTGCGACTATGGCGCCCCGACCATCCGAAAGCGCATGTTCATGGTAGCCAGACGGGACAAGAAGGCAATCAAGTGGCCAGCTCCCACACATGGAGATCCAAGCACTCTTGAGGTTAAAAGTGGACAGCTGCTCCCTTGGAAGACGGCAGCAGATTGCATCGACTGGTCAATCCCGTGCCCATCCATTTTTGAACGCAAGAAACCTCTTGCTGATAACACCCTGAAACGCATTGCAGCAGGAATAAAGAAGTTTGTCATCGATGCGCCAGAGCCTTTCATTCTAAACATGAGCCATGGGGGCAGTCTGGAGCCCATGGGTAAACCTGTCACAACCATCAAAACAGAAAGAGGCGGGTGCAGGGCATTGGTGGTCCCATATATTCAGCGCCAGTTTGGAAACTCCGTCGGCGGCGAAGCTGATAGCCCACTCGGCACCGTAACAGCCTCAGGAGGTGGTAAGTCTGCTTTGGTTGCCGCATCTCTTGTTCAAACCGGATACGGGGAGCGCGAAGGGCAGCTGCCCCGCACCATGGATATTGAAGCGCCTTTAGGAACGGTTGTTGCAGGCGGAGCAAAGCACGCCTTGGTTTCTGCTTTCCTCGCGCAACATAACACCGGTGTAGTGGGACGATCAGCTGAGGCGCCGGTTTCAACTATCCTTCAGACGGGTTCTCACCAAGCGTTGGTCACCAGTCACCTCATGATGATGCGCGGCACTTGTAAGGATGGGCAGCCTGCTGATGCTGCAATGCCTACGCTAACAGCCGGGGGCAACCATATCGCTGAGGTGCGAGCTTTCCTTATGGCCTATTATGGAACAAGCGTAGGGCAGGATACTAAGGAGCCAATGGGCACTGTGACAACGAAGGACCGCTTCAGCCTCGTAACTGTTGAGATTGGTGGCGAGCCCTATGCGATAGTCGATATCGGTATGAGAATGCTTACGCCAGAGGAGCTATATCGCGCGCAAGGTTTTCCAGAGAACTACAAGATCGACTTTGAGTTCAAAGGTAAGCCCTTGTCCAAGAAAGAGCAGGTTGCCAAGTGCGGTAACAGTGTGTGCCCGCCAATAGCAAAGGCGATTATCGAGGCAAACCTTCCAGACCTGAAAGTAACGAAGGAAGCTGCTTGATGCTGGAAAAGCTTGTTATCTTAGTGGGCGACGTTCTTGATCGTCTAAAGGAACTCGCGGACGACAGCGTCGATTGTGTTGTCGTCTCTCCGCCTTACTGGGGGCTCCGTGACTATGGCGTCGAAGGTCAGTTAGGGCTTGAAGCAACTCTGCAGGAACATCTCGACAAGATGATTGAAGTCTTCGAAGAGGTGAAACGCGTCCTCAAGCCGGAGGGCACATGCTGGATCAATTACGGTGACTGCTATGCAACCACTCCGGCAGGGCATAAAGCTGATGCCGACGGGCGCATCCGAACCGGCAAGGATGACCGGACTTTCACGCAAAAGCCATTCTCTACTATTCAAGGAGTGTTGAAGCCTAAAGATCTCTGCATGTTACCAAACCGACTTGCCATAGCTTTGCAGGAAGCTGGCTGGTGGGTACGAGCAGAATGTATTTGGGCTAAGCCTAATCCGATGCCGGAGAGCATCAAGGATCGACCTGCGACGGCTCATGAGAAGATCTGGCTTGTCACTAAGTCTCCCCACTACAACTACAACTTAACGGCGGTGAAGCAGCCTGTTTCAGGTGGCGCTAAGCCGCGAGGCACCAAAAGAACTCCGCCAATAGACCGCGCAGGACAAGGGCATAAGGATTGGTGCAGCTACATGACCCAGGACGATGAAATAACAACTCGCAATCTGCGTAATTACGAACCAGCTCCCCTCCAAGTTTGGAACATGGCAACACGCCCATTCTCTGAAGCTCATTTCGCAACTTTCCCTCCAGAACTTGTTGAGCGTTGCCTGAAGGCCGGGTGCCCTAATGGTGGCGTTGTACTTGACCCGTTCGGTGGTGCAGGAACCACTGCCTTGGTGGCTCTTAGGATGGGCATGGAAGCGATCTTGATAGAACTCAACCCAGACTACGCAGATATTGCCCGTAAGAGGATTGAGCGGGACTGGATGGGACCGGAAGAGCGCAAGCGAGCAATAACTGAAGCAAGTAATGACGCAGGTCCGCTATTTGGAGGGGAAGCAGCATGAATAACCTTGAACCAATCGAACAGCAGGTTCTTGCGCGGCTTTTGGCTTCGCCCGAGTTGTATTGGGATGTTGCGGACCAAATGACACCGGCGCATTTCCATGACGCTATCTGGAAGGCTGTCTGGACCGGGTTGGACACTTGCCACAAGGAAGGCAGCTTCGATCTGCATCTGGTAGAGACAAACGCCCCTTATGAAGGAGATGCAGATCTGGTGGCACGCATCAAATCGCTTGCGGCTAAGGGGAGGAAGCTTACAGCGGCCATTGAAGACCTGACTAAGCCTCTCTTTAATCGCAGAAACAAAGAACTGATTGCAGAGACATTCCTAAAGGGCCAGAAGGCGCTGAACGGAGACACAAGAGCGATCAAGCTTGCAGAAGACGTTATAGAGGAGCTGCAAGCAATCTCAGGGCATGCACAGCAGGCAAACGTCGTCAGCTTAGGTGAGAGTGCAGAAGCGGTCTATGAGAGCGCAGCACAGCCTGAAACAACTGGAGGCGAGGCGTTCTCGACTGGCATAAGGCAGGTAGATGATCTGCTCGGCGGTGGGCTTGTTGATGGAGAGTTGACCGTTATTGGAGCAGAAGGTGCAGCGGGGAAGACAGCGTTAGCGCTTCAGATAGGCGAATACATCGCCTGCGAGTACGGGCCGGTAGATTTCCAGTCAAAAGAAATGACAGCAGAACAGCTCACCATGAGGCGCGTGGCTGCGATGTCCGGCATATCCACCCATGCAATGCGCCGCGGTGGCCTGTCTGCCGATGACCTTGAAAAGATCTATCTTGCTAAGGAAGACTGCAAACGGATTCCGCTCTATATCGACAGCACAGCAAAGACCACGATTGAACAGCTGCACATACGCGCAAAAGCAAACATGGCGCGCTATGGCACCCGTGTTCTCTTCGTCGATAGCGTCAAGGCAATGCGGGTCAAAGATGCCCGTCTTGATGCCAATCTGCCGGCGCGTTGCGGCTTCGTCATTTCAGAGCTCAAAGAACTTGCCAAAACGCTTGAGATTCCGGTGGTGGCGTTGGCTCATGAGGTCAGAACAGAGCGCGAGCCTTTGCAACGCCTGACACGTAAAGAGCTGTTTGGCGGCTCCAACATGGAAGACAGCGCGGACAACATCCTCATTCTCTTCCGCCCTGAGCCCATACTGCTGCGCAAGGAACCCAAAGAAGGCACTGAGCTTCATGTCAAATGGCAAACGGATCTGATCAACTGGAAGAACAGGGCACAGGTCCATGCCGATAAAGTCCGTATGGGCTCAGGTGGGCGCTGTGCTGAGCTTGTTTTTGATGGGCCCACCACAACCTTTAGGGAAGATCGCGGACACCAAGACGGGATGCTCTTATGAGCGTCCCAATCCGCTTTGTGTGGAAAGTGGAGGTTGGAACAGTGGTGGAAGATAGAGAGACAGGCGACAGAACAGAGGTTACAGATCAGATCTGCGCACTTTACAATCGGGTGCTCTATGTTTCCCCCTTGAACTATGAGGCTTTACGAAGCCGAGCCATCAAGCAGGAAAAGAAAGCGGCATGAACGACAACAAACCATACAAGCCGGTGTTTCGTTGGCGCCCAACATGGGAGGATCAACCGCAAGATTTCACAGCAAAACCGCCTCAACGAAAAACGACAACTATGCGTATGTTTTGGGAGCTTGGCCCAAATGGTGGAGGGCGCTGGAGTTGGGTTGTAAATGATTGGAAGAAAGTTGCGGAAGGTTACGCCGAAACACACCTTGAAGCAGCCCGCAAAGCAGAAACTGCCTTTATTGAATTTTTGAAACAGCCGGAGGAATAAATGAGCGACATTCAGGCACTATATGCGGTGATCCTAGATCGGCTGATAGAGGCACAGGTTGTCATGCGCCTTATGAAGGTGCGAGGCGTTAGACCGGGGCAACCGCAAAGCTTCTGGCCGGACTTCAACCCAAGCGATGATGATCAATGGGAAGCGGCTTTGAATGCCGTTGCAAAGAAGCTTACGGAAGCGGAAAAAAGAGCCAGGAACATGACTGGGCCGGATGCCGCCGCAATAGCCCGCATGGAAGAGACATGGGATTGGATGCATTACATCAAGCGAAATGAAGAGAGAAAAGCGCTCTCGCTTCTGGTGTTCTGCTACGCCTATAAAATCCAGCCGAAGAAGGTTCTTGACCAGATGGGCCTTGCAAAATCGACGGCTCATCTACGTTTTCATTCTGCGCTTGAGATAATTGCTCTAAATCTTTGTAAAATAGACGTTTTAACGTCATTCTCTGATGAAAATCTAGTTGGACAGTTCCGGCCTAAATCGGGTATCTATTCAGATAAGATGAGACAACTTGCGGCTTGATGAAAAGTTCATCCCAAAAGAGACAAACAGTTATTCAGGCTGCTTGTCTTCTTTATTATTGACGGCTTCCGCCGTTAACTGGCGAACACGCTGATCTATGAAAATATAGATGTTAGAAGCAAACATGCCAACTAAGGCAGACACAAGAACAAGAGTATAGATCTCTCCATCTGAAGCGACCTGCTCTTGAAGCTTGCTGTCATCTAGCAAGTGTGGGGCAACGATGGATATAAAAAGTTTACTCTTAATAGAGACCCATGAAAACGCTGCAATGATGCCAGATGCAACAACTAACTGAGCTGATTTTTTTTGCCCAACACCAGCAATCATGACACGCGTAAGTGCACCGATACATCCAAACAAAAAAGGAATGGCGATCTCTGCCCCAACATTCATTGCATTGTTGATGGTGGTGAGCACGCTTGGACTAATTGAAAAGGAATCTAGATTATTGAAGAACAATGCGCCTACTGCAAGGACATAAGAAAGTGAAAAAAGCACAAGTAGAAAAACTTGAAGAAGCCATGACCGACGGTCTTTTAGTACGTCCGTTAGGCGCAGTTGTAAATCGGTGTTTGCTTCAGAAAGTTCCGTGTTCTTTGCCGTGATAGAGTTGTTTTCATCCTTTGTCACATCAATGACTGAAGACAACTCTTCGTGCAAACGCACAATATCATCACGTTGACTCTTTAGTTCTGCTCTTTCTCCATTTAGTCGTGAAGCTTCTCGACTAAGAGATGCGTACTCCTCTTTACTGAGCTCTAGCTGCTTTCGTGCGTCATTAACCTGAGAATATAATTGATGCTTTTCTGCTTGCAAATTTTCTAATTTGGTTTCTGAAAATTTTCGTTCTTTATCAGCGACATGAAGTAGCTCTCGAGATTTTTGCAGTTCAGAATCAATCGCATTAAGCTGTCTTTTGAGTTCGAGATTTTCAGCGTGATGTAATGATCGACTAGAAAGTTCAGTATTTCCTTCCACCTGATCTTGTGAAGACTGTTTCATAATTGATCCAATAAAATAGCGGTTCAAAGCGAGAGGCTAGGAGGCAGCAACCTCCAGAGCTACGGGCACGTTTATGACTACAGCACCCGCCCGGTAAGACTTAGCATATTACCGCCCCCGCCATATCTACTCACCGCAATTAATGAGCAGGGGGCTTTTATGCGTCGAGAATCATTTTGGAATCAACCAGATGTGGCCACTGCAATGCACTCCTGTTCAAAAACGAACCGGGCGCAATTGTGAAACCCATTGAAATCAAGTGCCGCAGATGCGCCACTTTAAACCAGTTGAGGCCCTTAGAGCCCATAAGCGAATGCCCTGAGCATCAAGCTTAGAGAGCATGGAATGACTAAAGGGGCACTAAGCCAAGATTTTATCGTACCGCCTTTTTCAGTGTTGAGCGCAAGGGCCAAGGAATGGCAAGACCGCAAGCGCCTTTGGCTCGGCCTGGGGATTGATAGCGGTGAAGGAAGGAAAGAAGACCTCCTAAGCGGATACGCCAGCGCAATGGCTAAGTGGTCAGAGATCAACGGGAAGGGCACAGCACCCGGCTCATGGGCAAGTAAAAGCATATTTGACCCAGTCCTGACTGAGCTTTGTTATGCCTGGTTCTGTCCGCCTGAGGGAAAGGTTCTTGATCCTTTTGCTGGTGGATCTGTAAGGGGCTTAGTGGCCGCCTACATGGGGCGCGAGTATACAGGTGTAGATTTGCGCCCTGAGCAGGTTGAAGCCAATGACATGCAGGCTGATGCCCTTGGGATTAAACCAAGGCCTAAGTGGAAGGTTGGCGACGCTGTGCAGCTTTACAAGCATGTGCGCGGCTACTTTGATTTCATACTGACCTGCCCGCCTTATGGCGATCTTGAGAAGTATTCAGATGATCCCTCAGACCTTTCGAACATGCACTACGACGTGTTTGTCGGGGCCTTCCGTGCCTCAATGAAGCAGGCTGCAGCGCGTCTGAAGGAGAACCGCTTTGCAGCTATCGTGGTTGGCGACTTCAGGGACCGGGAAGGTATCAACCGGGGCTTTGTACGGGACACCATTGAAGCCTGTGAAGATGCGGGCCTACGCTTTTACAATGATGCTGTTTTGGTTACTAAAGCAGGTTCCCTGCCTTTGAGGGCACGCGGAGGCTTTGAGAGCGGGCGTAAGCTCGGCAAGACACACCAGAACGTGCTGATCTTCGTGAAAGGCGACCCTAAAGCAGCCACTGAGGCAGCTGGGAAGGTGGCTGGCTACGAGTTTTAGAGGGGTGGCGAAGATCCAGTTACCCCTACTAAAACTCTCTTGCTCAGCCTTGATATGGCGCTTTTAGAGCGCCGTCCCTAACTTGTTCAAAGATATCAATAACTTCTTGGTTGGCGCCAACCACAGAGGTAACTGCTCCGCCTCCTTTCCAATCACTGGGCTCAGTATCGAGAACATTAAACGCACTTGGAAAACTGGGAACTTTCCAGCTGTCCGGAGGAAGAAGAAGCGTAAACTGCGGATCATCGAGATCTTGGTTTTCGAGGAGTCGGATACCACCAACAAGGTAAAGGCCAGCGCCGGAACCTTCACTAAAATAAGATAGGGTGAAAGCGACTGTAGATTCGCCTCTATTATTATGAAGTACTTCTGCAATATCTATATTCGGAAAATACACAAGATATCGTTGATCACGGATATCGTTAGTACCACTTAGCCATTGCAGGATACTTTTGAGACCTTTCAAACGATTGGGATCATCGTCATAGTGGCAAAATGCTCCTCTTGTTCCGTCTGAACTGACGATAGCTAGAGGATTACGATCCCTCATATTCTTGGCATAAACTCCGGGCTTATTCACGTCATCATCAATTAATCCCCAGCCACCCTGGGGGACATAAGTTAGATCTGGCATGCCATTCTCCTTTTTATTGTTTTGGCAATAGGGAGACGCCTGAAATGAAAGAGTGTGAAATTCATTGCTTTGAGCATTTTGCATCAGCAGACAAGAGCATTTAGTTTTTTAGAAAAGCAGAGCCTCATGCCACGAACCTCGCTCTATTTCGGTGACGACAACCATTTACAATTCCGTGAGGCTGTTGAGCGAGTAGGGAGCAGGAAGACAGCAGAGCGCGTCCATGGGAAGCCTTATAGAGCGGACGCAGATCTTTTAGGTAAATTGTGCCAAATAGTTTTGAATAACTTAGTCCGCACAATCAGAAATGAAAGCCGCAGATTTACATTTGCGCTCAAACTAACGGTCGCTTATGCTTCGAGTCACTATGGATATTGATACTGCCCTTGATGAGACAATGCGAAAAATGGAGCTAGCAAGTTTGCTGGCACCAGCTACTGCTATTGAGCGCAATGTTTTCGAAGCAGATGGTTCAATTGAACGTTTCTTAGTTAAACATGATCGAGACGTTCAAGATCTCAAAACCCAATTTATTGACCTTCAGCAGCGAGTTGAGCGAGATTTTGTTGATACGAAGTTAGCTTTTGAGACCCATCCAGTTGAAACCCACCATTTAGAGGGGCTGGACAATCTCATTCAAGTCATTGCGATGAGAGCGACGGAACTATCTGAAGCAATCGCAAAGAGCAGGGGTGTTCTAAAAAAACAGGTGAAAGAATTTTCCAAGTTCTCCTCTAAAGGAGCAACCCGCATGAACAAGCAGAATTTGCGGATGCTCGAGGTGTTGAAAAAAGAAGTGGCGCTACATACAAAATACACTCTTTTGTATCGTGCTCTACGAGCTGATTATTCCAACAAACAGAACTCGGTGCGCATCAGTTCAACTAGCGCTTTAGATGATTTCTTTGATAATCTAGGGTGAAGATGTCAGTTGAACTTGCTTTAACACCTCTTTTTATTAAGCGCATTAAGAAGCTCCCACCGGATCGCCAGAAGGGAGTGAAGAATAAACTCCGTCTGTTTATGGGAAATCCTCAAACAAACTCCTTACGCTTTCGGGTTTTAGAACCTTTCTCCGACATTTTCATAATTAATGGAAAAGCTGGTGACCGAATTATTCTAAAACGGGTTACCGAAAATGAATATGAAGTCTTGGACGTAGGTGTCCATGACACAGTATATCGACGATGGAACAGACGCAGTCTTGCACCAGCTTAGAGCCACCACTCACAAAACCTGATGAGGCTATATTGAGCTGAACGGCTCTAAGATCAGTATGCTAGGGCAAGGAGTTGCAAGTTCGTGCCGCCCTAGCGATCAAGCTCAGAACATCGTGTGCGTTGTTACTTTACAGTCAGTGCCTTGAAAACATTCCAAAGGATATAGACCGGTGCAACGATAGGCGTCAAAACTAGCATTACGGAATAAAAAATACCTAACCCGACTGGGGTGAGGAAGAATGAAAATCCGGTGGATCCTACAAGCATTGTAGAGATAACTCTCCCGGTCATTATTGCAAGCACGATAATAGGTACGAACATCCACCAGACGTAAGCAACTGGGAGAAGGTGGATGATGTAAGTAGATAGAATTAGCGCAGCAGTTAAACCCGCACGCACCCAATAAATAGAACTCATGATTGTAAATATCCTTTTTGCTATCTGAAGTAGGTACGCTGCATATGTCCTTTTGTAAATCGGTCGAATGCATAGTGTGCAATGCTAAATGCTGTGGGTTGCGAGGGGAGCGTTATCGAGGGATCAAATGGCAGCAGTCGCCTTAAAATTCGTTGACGACAACCACTTGCGCTTCCAGAAAGCTGTTGAGCGGATAGGAAACAGAAAGACAGCAGAGCGCGCCTACAGGAAGGTCATCAACAAGACCGGCACCAAGCTGCGCAAAGGCGTGCTGAAGACGCTTCCTAAGCAAACAGGCTTGCCATCCCGTACAATCAGGAAGGCTCTGGGGAAGCCTAAGAGGGCGAGCGCAAGCTATAAGGGCAACGCTGCCAGCCTGTCTTATGTGCTGACAACCAAGGGTGGTTTAATCAGCCTGAAGCACTTCAAGCCAAGAGAGCTGAAGCGAGGCGGGGTAGTAGCCCGGCCAAGGGGCCAGCGGCTCTATCTAGAGAAAGCCTTCATGAAGGGCGGACGCTTCCCTAACCGTAAAACCTTGAACATGGATGGGGCCGGTGCAGTATTCAGGGCAAACCTCAATGCAAGTAAGCGCTGGTACAGAGGCTTCCATAGCCTCAAGAGTAGCGTTCGCATTCCGGATGAGATGGTAATAGGCCCATCAAAGGCCGAGTACGACAACGCTACCCGCTCCTTTGCACCGGCAATGGAAGCGGAGATTAGGCGTTTGTTAGCGCTAAAGAGTTAAGTGGAGAGCGACCGAACTATTTCTTCTCGCTTAGTTTCAATCTTCAAAGTTAGTTCAGAGTTTAGTAAGTGCTCATACTTAATGACAGTTTGTAAAAACTCATAGAGCTCGGATTGCCTTGCATTATTGTTCGGATCAGAATAGCTCTTCCTCGCTTCTTCAATAGCAACTACACATTGCTCGGTGTTTTCAGGCGTTAGAGAAGTTATGCCGAGATCTACAAGTAAACGACCAGATGAAATATAGAACTTAAGCCGTGCGCGTGAAGCTTCAAGCGTCAATAGGTGATTAAGCTCGTCTTTGGTGCTCAAAGTTTGCTCACTAATGATTGCCAAGCAAGTAACTGCATCGTTGGAAGAAATTAGAGGCTGCCCAAATGTTGCAGACGAACAATTGGATAAGTAGTCATGAATTTCCCTGGCTGAGTATAGTGCTTTGTCTTCGTTTACGAGCATTCCACGCGTCTGAAAGATAAAGTCGCTTTCATGTATGCGGTTGCTCTTCCTTAGTTCTCCAAGGTGCCTGATCAAGATCAATAGAGTAAGACCAGTGAAGAGCGCGCCAAAGGCGCCGAGCCAATCAGTCCAGAACGTATGGGGTGGGTTGGCATTGGCAGGGTTGAATGCATCAAAGGACGCAACAGCGGAAAAGAGCACGTAAGCCCATCCGCTACACAGGGTTAAGATCAGGACGCGAACCACCCAGAGATTGTATTTCTCATTGCTCATGCGACTTCCAATAGTTGGATTCGCGAGGGCAGGCTAGGGGGCGCGAGGTGCGGCAAAAGGCATGCGCGATGCATACCCCCCCGGTTTAGGGACCGTATTTCGCTTTTTTCAGCCCGCTACGGTGGCGGAGCCCACGTTATGGCCCGTTTTAATTTCAAAAACCGCTGTTTTACTTGTCACGTTTTCCCTACGATCGATCCTAAAAAGGTCAATAAAATCAATGTTCCGTAACTTTGACACGGTCGCGAACATGTAAAATCGTCACGTTTTGAGGTTCTCAACTGCATGTCGGGCAAAATTGTAAACCAGTTAGAGCTTGCAGATCTCTTTGGGATCACGCGCCAAACGCTCCGAAACTGGATGGTTAAGGGTTGCCCGGTTCACTCTGACGAAGGCAAAGGAAAGCCCAAACTCTTCAACACAGCAGAAGTTTTTGAATGGCGTGAGAAGTTCATTCGCTCGTCACTGTCAGAAGACAAGATACCAGAGCGTGAGAGAGCGGCGATCCGTAGGGACAACGCCAAAGCTGAAACAGCTGAAATTGAACTTGAGCTACTGCGCAAAAAAGCAATCCCGATAGATATCGTCAAAGAGAAACTGACCAAGGAATACGCTGAAATCCGAGCGAACTTTGTCGCTATGCCTGGCGAAATCTCGGCAGATCTTGAACTTCTTGAGGCTCCAGATATTGAGGAGATCCTCTCTTCAAAAGTGAGTGAAATCCTTGAAGCATTGGCGGACGATAGCTGGTGAGCGAATTGATGACGTCTTCGCAGAATGTCGGCAGCGCGATCTCAAACCACCACCACGACTTAACCTCGTAGAGTGGGCAGATGAGTACCGCTATGTAGCACGCGAGAACACAGCCAATCCGGGGCGCTGGAAGACAAGACGTGTTCCTGTTTCGATTGGTCCCATGATGGCGGTTACAGAGAAGGATACGCAGGTTCTCACCGCCATGGCTTGCACTCAGCTAATGAAGACTGAGTTCCTCCAGAACGTCGCGGGTTACCACATACACCAAGACCCATCGCCCATATTGTTTGTGCAGCCTACGCAAAAGCTTGCTGTTTCCTTTTCAAAGGAACGCTTTCAGAAGACCGTCGATACAACACCGGTTCTGAGGGAGTTGATACCGGACGCCAAGTCGAGAGACTCTGGCACAACACTAGATCACAAAGAGTACCCAGGCGGAGCATTGGATTTCGTGGGCGCTAATTCGCCAAACGATCTGGCATCACGTCCTAAACGCATTACCCTCGCTGATGAGGTTGATCTTTACCCGGCGGACGCAGGTGGCATGGGTGACCCTTTGGCATTGGGTGAGGAGCGATCATCAACCTTTAACAAGCGGCGCTTGAATGTCCGTGTGTGCTCACCTTCAGATGAAGAAACATCGAAAATCTATCATGAGTACATGGCCAGCGATCAGCGGAAGTGCTTTGTTCGTTGCCCTCATTGCGATGAAGAGCAAGTTCTTTATTGGTCCCGCGAAACAGTTCAGTGGGACAAAGACGATAACGGCAACCATCTTTCAAATACCGCCGAGTACTTTTGCTCAAAGTGTGGTGCTGGATGGAGTGAGAAGGAGCGTAAGTTAGCGCTGCTGCGCATTGCAGATGAAGCAGATTATGGCTGGAGGCAGACGAAGCCTTTCACATGTTGCGGAAAGACGCATAACCCGCTCGAATGGGGTGGTGCAGGGCATTGGGACGAAAAGGGGCGCTCTCATTGCCCCGAATGCAAAAAAGTTTCGCACTATGAAGGGCATGCAGGTTTCCATGTATCCAAACTCTATTCAACGAGGCATTCCCTTTTTGATGTCGTGAAGGAGTTCCTCAACTCCTACAAAAAACCTTTAATGCTGCGCAAATGGACCAACACCGCCCTTGCAGAGGTCGTGAAAGGTATCAAGCTGGCATTGAGCGCTGAAGGTCTGGCCGAGCGGGTGGAGAACTACACCCATGAAGCGATACCAGAAGGCGTGCGCCTGCTTGTTGTAGGGGCAGACACGCAGGACGACCGCATTGAAATGACTGTGGTTGGTTATGGCCTTGACGATGAAAACTGGGTCATCCGGCATATAGTGCTGGATGGCGATACAGCAGGCAAGCGGGTCTGGGATGAGTTCGACAGAGAGTTACGTAAGGTCTACCACCGCGAAGATGGGAAGAGGCTCTCAGTCAAGGCGACTTGCATTGACTCCCAAGGTCATAGGGCTGCGATTGTGCAATCGTTCTGCGCGAAACGTAAGCACCGCCGGATCTATGCAATCAAGGGTAAAGGGAACAATGCCGGGCATCGCCAGATCTGGCCCAAAACGCCATCTCGAACCAAGAACTCAGGTGAGCATGTCTACATCGTGGGGGTTGATACGGCAAAGGACTTGATCGCCTTGCAGCTTGGGGTTCTGCTGCCGGAAGATGGTGAGCCAACGCCGAACGCAACTCACTTCCCCTGTGATGACCTGCCAGCTGACTACTTCGCTCAAATGACCGCTGAGCAAGCGATTATCAAAGAGCATGCAGGTAAGCCCGTTAGGTGCTGGGAGCCTAAAGAAGACGGTATCCGCAACGAAGCGTGGGACTGCAAGGTTTATGCAGCCGCCGCGCGTCTATCGCTACCTGATCGTTTGATCAGTAAACCGGGCAGTAAACAGAGCCTACCTAAACCGGCATTGCCGAACGAGCCTAAGGAACCCAAACAGACGAGTAGACCCGAAGCGCCAAACAAGGCCAGTCGTGGGACTACTCGACCGGCACCTAAGGCACCCCGCTCGAAGAACAAGTTTCGGAGAAGATTTCAATGACAGGCAAAGGTTTGACGCGACCTCGTGTCCGCGTGCCTGCCAATACCCGGCAGCTCGCGAAGACCAGCCCGCGCTTGTCGAGCAACCCCCGCTCGACAATGCGTTATCTTGGTGGCGATCCATCTGGCGTGTTGGCAAAGCGCTCCGCCCCGATCCGCTCAGGGTCCGAGGATGTGAGAGCGGCGGCGGCGCGGGCCTCTGCCCTTGCGACGGACTTCATGCACAACAGCGGATGGATCGCCGGTGCAGTTGATCAAGTCATCACTGATACAATCGGGGAAGGGCTCAAGATCAACTATAAGCCAGACCTCTCAAAACTCGGGTATGACAAGAAGGAAGAGAAAGAGTTTGCAGAGCTCGTTGAAAAGGAGTTTCGCGCATATGCAAACAACCCTCTTGAAGTGGATTTAGCGGGCCAGAAGAAGCTTGCTGAGATGGATGATGGTGTCTGCCGGATCTACGCAACTAAAGGAGAGGCGTATGGCGTTTTCAGCTTTATGTCTCCCGCGGAGCGTAAGAAGTATGGCATCAGGACCGGCACTAAAATTTCGCTCGTTTCACCCCATAAACTGAAGTGGGAAACCAGCCAGTTGATTGGTTTGGAAGATGGCATCTTCAAAGATGATAACGGACGACACCTGAAGTACAGGTTCCAGCGCAAAGGCAAAATAGGCGGGTTAATCGATCACGATGTGGACGCCTTTGATGGCCTTGGTTTGCGTCAAGTAGTACAGCTAATGGATCGCTCAGAGAACCCTGACGCCTCTCGCGGTGTCCCTCTGATGACCGCAGTTCTGAACAACATGAGCTTTCAGGAGCAGCTGGGAAACGCGACTCTTGCTACTGCACTCGCGCAGGCGATCATGGCGGCTACAGTCAAAAGTCCCGACGCCTCTGAAGATATCTTTCAAGCATTTCAGGCGCTTGATGGAAGTGACAACGAAGATATCGGCGAAGACCTTGCAAACCTATGGCGGTCACGCCTTGAGGCTCTTCAGGAAGGAACAATCAACCTTTCGGATGGGGTGAGGGTCAACCACCTTGCTCCGGGAGAAGAGTTTGAGCTTCACTCGAGTAAAACGCCAAACCCGCACTATGTTTCCTTCTTCCAAAACCTCTTGAGAGAGGTTGCCCGGCGTATAGGCGCCACCGCATCATCGGTAACGATGGACCACACTGGAGCGACTTACAGCTCAGTCAGAATGGAGTATGCAACCATCTGGCCCATTGTGACTCGACGGCGTGACCGGGTGGTGGCCCCACTTACAAAAGTGACTTTCGCCAACTGGTTGGATGAAGAAGTCGCAGAAGCTCGCATCCCATTCAAAGGCGGATATTCGGCATTCCGAGCCAATCGGGAGCATGTAAGCCAGGTTGATGTTTTAGGACCGGCTCAGCCAACCGCCGACGATGACAAGAAGGAAAGCGCCCGCAAAAAACGGCTTGAAAATGGAGTTTCTTCGGTCCGCCGTGAATGCTCTTTGGATGGGGTTGATTATGACCAAATCCAAAGAGAGATCGATGAAGAGATCGGGGACTTTAAGAAGCAGGGCCGCATGCACCCATCTGAAAAAGTGCAGGGAGGTAGCGGCCAATCCGAAGACGGGCCTAAGAAGCCCAAAGCCAAGCAACCTGGGGATGATGAATGAGCAAGGACTGGTGCGCCGAAGTTGAAAAACTGGAGGCAATCTATGAGGCCGTGCGCAACGGTGAGCAGGTCACTGAAAGTCGCTTTGGTGAGGACTTCGTCAAGTATCGCGATGCCGACCTCAACCGAATTGAACGCGATCTAGACCAAGCTAAGGCACAGTGTGAAATCAAACAGGGCAAGCGAAAACGGAGACGCTTTGCTGCCCGCCTGAGAGCATGAGGAACCATGGGTATTTATCGAGACGGGCAGATCTTCATGTATGGGTTTGTCGGAGACTATTGGTGGGATGAAGGTTTCACCACCATGCAGGTTATCGAAGCTCTTGCAGAGCATGGCCGCGACGATGATGTCACCGTTCGTATGGACTCGGGTGGCGGTTATGCAATGGAAGGCTTGAGCATTTACAACGCATTGAAAGCCCATGGTGGCAAAGTCACTTTGCAGGTTGATGCTATGTCAGGTTCAGCAGCATCCCTCATTGCAATGGCAGCCGATGAGGTCGTTATGAAGCCGGGTGCGCTTATGATGATCCATGACCCATCGGGGTTGGCGCGAGGCACCGCAGAAGACCACGAAAAGAGCGCGAAGTTGCTCAATATGCAAGCAGAAGAGTTCGCAAAAATCTACGCAAACTTCAGTGGTAAGGCTGCTGATGAAGTTCGCGGGCTAATGAAAGCTGAGACATGGATGACAGGCGAGGACGCTGTAGCGCAAGGCTTTGCGACATCACATGAGGCAGGGTCTCAGTCTTTGATGTCCTGCCAACCTTTTAATTTCACCATGTACGAAAAGGCTCCCAAAGAACTGGTGACTATGGCCCGCTCAAACAAGTGGGATCAGGAGCCAGAGCCAACACCTACCAAACCGGAAACGCAAGAGGATGGGCCTACAATGGCAACTGAAGCAGAAATTGCGCAGCGCATTGCTACTGCCAAGGAAGAAGGCAAGAAAGAAGGCGTCACAACCTACATGAAGTTGCAAAAGCAAGTGATGGAACTACCACAGGCGCAGAAGCAGCCAAAACTTGCAGAATCCTTCATGGCCGATGGCATGGACTTCGAACAGATCAAAGCTAAGTTTGATTTGATGGAAGACATTGCGCCAAACTCCAACAACAACCCATCGCAGAACGATTACTCCTCTATGCGACAGACAGGCGCCGGTCTGGACAGCACAGACAAGCCACAACAGCCGACAATGAGTGCTGGTTCTATTTACAAAAAGCGTCGCGAGTTGGTGGCCTCTTAAGCCATCTTCACCCGCAACAAAGCTTAAGCAGGTCGCATACGCGGCCTTTTTTTATGGAGTTTTGCATGTCAACGAAAATGCGCCAGCGTGACTGGTCTTTTCTACTTTCCGAAGCAAGCGGCAATCGCTCTCGCGAGTCCGTGACCATCGCTGCTGGCTCAGGCGTGGTGAAGGCTGCCACTGTGGTCGGGAAGCAAACAGCTTCCAAAAAGTATGTTCCATCTCCGGCAACTGGTGCCGATGGCTCAGAGACGGCAAAAGCGGTTCTTGCCCATGCTGTTGATGCAACGTCGCAGGATGTTGAAGCAGTCGTGTTGCACCGGGATGCAGAAGTCAAAAAGGTCCTTTTGAACTTCGATGCATCCGTTGATGACGACACAAAAGTAGCTGCAAAGCTAGCAGAGCTCGAGGCCTCTGGCCTGATCGCACGCTAAACCGCAATCAGACCAACTTTCCTTCCAATTATGTGAGACTTAAATGCCTGATATCTGGGATGACGACCGCTTTAGCGTTCACAACCTTACGCTTGCCATCAATGAAGAACCTTCGGTTCCTGATCAGATTGGCAAGTCCGGCCTGTTCGAAGAAGATGGGGTGGACACCACCTATATTGACATTGAACGCGAAGTCAACGATTTGCAGCTGGTCGAGCCGACCGCTCGTGGTGGACCAGGGGAAACAACCGGGGACGAAGAGCGCACCCTCGAGTCCTTCAAGATCCCTCATTACGAGCGCAATGATCATATCTCGGCTGACGAAATCCAGAACGTTCGCAGAACCGGGACAAATGATCAGTTGGAACGGCTTCAGGAACGCGTTGTGAAGAAGGGGCGCAAACATACCCGCGACCTTGATAACACGCTGGAACACCAACGTATGGGTGCACTGAACGGCATCGTTCTGACTCGCAATGGCAAAACGCTGGCGAACCTCTATGCCAAGTTTGGCTATGCAATCCCAGCTCCGCTTGACCTCGATCATGAAGACGTAGATCTGAGCCTTGGCTCTTTCTTGATGCATGCGCTGTATGGCATTGAAGATGACCTTGATCGGGCATACGGGCATATGCATGTGTTCTCTGGCCGAAACCTTCATGAATGGATCTGGAACCGTCCTGAAGTTCGCGAGACTTTCCTCAACACCTCTTCTGCAGGGAAGTTGCGGAACGCAGCCCCGGATAAATTTGATTTCGGTGGCTTCAAGTTTGAACGCTACAAACAGGGCCGTAAAGCGAGAGAAGCCGGTGGGGGCACCTATATTGCCCACAATGAGGCTCGCATTGTTCCGTTTGGTGTGCCTGATTTGTTTATCACTCGTTTCGGTCCTGCTGATTACGAAGATACGGTGAACTCCGAAGGCCTGCCGCTTTACCTTCGACAGTTCAAGGATCCAAACGATAAAGGGCGCTCCATTGAGGTTCAGATGAACGCCATGTCTCTCTGTACAAACCCCGGCGTCCTGCGAAAAATTCGCCTTCAGAACTACACTCCGGGCCAGTAAGGGGGCACGATGACCAAAGCTATGTGGATTGCAAACCTTTCTGGGCTCATGATCCCCGGAGAGGTCGTGGGTAAGGACGACGTCGTCACTGTTGAGCCCGGTGAAGCTGTTAAGGTTCCAGCGTCGTATGCAACAAGCCTGATTGATGATGGTCTTGCATATAAAGCTGATGAGCCAGACACCGAGCCGGTAGCTGATGTGGGCGGGGAAGACGCTTATAGCGCCATGACCATGGACGAGCTGCGTGAAGAAGCTGAAAAGCTTGATTACCGTCCGCCTAAAAACATTGGTCTTGAAACTCTGCGTGAGAAAGTTCGCGATCTGGTTCGGGCTCAGTTTGATGACCTCGACACCAAAGCCAAAAAGCTTGGCATTACGCCAGACGAAGACTGGACCGTCGAAGAGTACCAAGCGGCTATTGAAGCCGCCGAAGCACAATAAAACAAAGGCGCGAGGAAACTCGCGCCTTTCTCTTTATGGGGCCAAGCCATGACACCTGAAACGAAGAAACATTTTGAGAAAGTAGTGAAGACCGCAGATGAACGATGGGCGGAAACTATCGAGCTCAAATTTTTGCAGGATGGCAGACAAGACCAATCACGCGGGAACACGACAATCCAAGCGATTTTGAGAGTAGGCAATGTTCGCAACACCAACTTGAGCGGTGGCGATGCTTTGAAATGGCGTGGCCGCGTCAACTCGGCGAAGACTCAATTGCATATCGCAAAGTCGCTTTACACCGGCCCTGAGATCAAAAAGGGCGACACCATCAGGGCAATTACACGCGATGGAAAGCCTTGGTTTGATGTCCTGCACGCAAGTTATCGAGATGAAATGCGCATTGTACTGGAGCTGGGGGAAGCATGAGCATCGTTAGAATTGCCGCACGGCACTGCCTTTGCGAAGCCCTGAAGGGTAAAACAAGCGTGGGCGATAATGTTCAGGATTCGGCTTTTGGTGCACTCAATTTCAATGAGGATGGCCTGCCAGAAACGAGCCAAGAACAACCTTTCTTGACTGTTTATACCGACGAGGCAGACATGCAGGCGAGCGGCAATAGTCTGGAATTGCTCGGCCAAGCTGACACCAAAATCTATTTCGAATGGGGCATTACCTCTTCAATGTCCGTCAAAGATGATGAAACAGGCGAAGCTGTCATCGTACAGGATATTCCGGTTACTGATGCCAACATGGAGTTCAAGCTTGATCTCATTGGTCGCGAGATCCTCAACGCACTATCAGATACCAGAGATCCGTATGTGAAGATGTTCCGAGAACTCTTGATGGGGGTGACCGGCTTCAAAAAAGGCCGCATTGCAAACGAGCAGGATGGATTGCGGCTCGCAGCTCACCAGTTTGAACTCAAGTGCATGCTTTTGGAAGAGCCGAGAACCGGTGCTGAAGTGCTCTCAAACCCATTCGGGGAACTGTTTGAGCTTATGGAGGGCAGTGGTGATCCGAGCATAGCCGCTAAAGCTGACTTGATGCGCGCTGCCTTAGAGCCGGAAGCGCCTCCGCTTGATGTGTTCAGAATGGAGAACGGTATGCATCCTGACCAAATCGAGACGCTCGGATTAGACGAGGCAGTTCAAGATGGATGACCAGTGGGACGTCATCACCGAGCTTCTCACGCAACAGCAAGCCGAGTTGGAAACTTTAAGATCAGTGATAGCGGAGATGATACAGGTCGGGCCGGTTCACGCAGTTGATCCGAAGAAGGGCTACCGTATCAAGCTGGGAGAGGATGAAGAAGGCAACCCTTATCTCTCACCTTGGAAACCGCATCCAGAAACCTCCAAAACCTCCATTCCGCTGAAAGTTGGGCAGATGGTAGGGATGCTCAATCCAAGCGGTGACCCCCGACAAGGTTTAGTACTGCCAGGTGGATATAGCGACGGCCACGAAACACCCAACTCGGACATGCAAGCAAACGTTTTTAAGGATGCTGGTGTCCGCATTCAGATCAAGGACGGCAAGCTCCAGATCTCAGCTGAGAACAGTATTGAAATCACCGTCGGTGGCGTGAAGCATATTATCAGCAGTGATGGTGTTGCTACTCAGGGCGGGAAGGTCACACACGATGACAAGAACGTTGGCTCAACGCACACACACGGCGGTATTTCGCCGGGACCAGCTGACACCAAAGGCCCTAATTAAGGACTCCAGACATGACGAAGCAAAGATACCGCATTCGTGAGGGTGCGGACACGATCGATGGTGAGCGCGTTCCTGAGGACCGCATTGTTGAGATGACCGAGCAGGCCGCTGACTACTACGTGGCAATCGCCGCCGCTAGCCTTGCCAATGAAGACGCCGCTGAAGAGAAGGCACCTCGCAAGCGTCGCAGTAAGGCACCTACCAAGACTGGGGCCTGATATGACGGGATTGAGCAGGCACACTGGGCAACCGATCTCTAATCTGCAATCAGCGCTCCAAGGGGTAGAAGTCATCCTTGGAACCCGGCTCTATTCTCGGGTGATGCGCAGGCAGTTCGGCGCTGGCTTTGTCGAGATCTTGGGTAAGAAGCTTACCCCGAAGCGCTTTGCAGTCTTCATGCAGCTGATAGCTGTAGCCATTGACCGGTGGGAGCCCCGGTTCAAGGTGAGGCGCCTGACACCGCAAGGCACCGTAGAACAAGTTCGCTTAGGGAACGTTGGCCTAACTATTGAGGCGGATTTTCGCCCGAAAGCACACCTTTCACCACCAGATTATACCGTTGAACGCTCTATTTCCTTCGGCCTGTTTTTTCGGGATGGGAAGGTGCAAACACTGGAAAGTTAAGCCACATGGGCCAGACCAAGCTTCCACCACCTGAGTTGATCGAGAATATCGACTATGAGGCCATCCTTGCAGCATCTTTAAACCGCCTGAAATCCAAGTTTGATGCAGCCGGAATCCCATGGACCGTAGAAGGCCTTGAAACAGACCCCGCCAAAATCTTGCAGGAAGAACTGGTTTATCTGGTGGTCTATCTTCTGCAGCTGGGGAATGAGAAGTTTGTTCTCTACTTCGTGGATTACGCTTATGGCGTGGCGCTTGATGTGTTGGCGGTCTTTTATGGCGTTACGCGCATGCAGAGCGAAAAAGATGAGCGGTTTCGCACACGCATCAAGCTTCACATTGTCGGGCGTTCTGGTGGCGGTCCTGAGGAGCGTTACAAAGCGCTTTCCATGGATGCCCATCTTGACGTGAAGGGCGTTGCTATCTGGGACAACGGCATTGATCCCACGCTCTATGTCGGTGTGCTGTCAGCCGTTCCGGGAGGACATGCAAGCGATGAACTTCTTGAAACTGTTCTGGGGCACCTGATCCAGCCAACCAACAAAGTCACCTCTGACCGGTTCATTGTCGTTTCAGCTGTGACCAAGACCATTGATGTGGCCCTTCAGGTTCAACTTGAAGAGCACGCGCGTAATTCTGCCTTGGAAGCGCTGGAGGCAAAACTGCGGGCTGCGTGGGAGGCAGAAGAGCGGCTTGGCCTTGATCTCACAAGAGCCTGGCTGATCAACACGGCCATGGGGGACGGGATTAACAACGTGATCGTAGAAGCGCCTTTCGTTGATGTGGTCGCGGATCCAAATGAAGCCATTGCGCTTGGTTCAATCTCAACCACTTCCATGGGGCGCGGGCGATGACTGAAACTCTTTTGCCGGCCAACGCCACGCCTTGGATGCGGGCGATCTCGCAGACCAATCACGAAGGCCTTGAGGTCGTTCGCCAGCACTACAACAACATGGGCATGAAGTGGCAAAACCCGCAGCCACGCATCATGCCGCACCTGATACAGGAAACCGGCCTTGGTATCCTAAGCCCTTATGTAGACAACATCTACCAGCTCTATGATGAGGGGCTTGAATGGCTGCGCATTCGCGGCTTTGAAGCTGCTGTTTATAAGGGGCTTGGCTTCATCGACTATGGCGGGCTCCTGGAACAAGCGCCAAGCAGGCGGCGTAAATGGCATTGGGATCAGCTGGCACTGGACCGGCTCCCACGCAGTGAAGAAGATCTGCCGCGCATCGCCGGGATTGTTGGTCTGTCAGTTTCCCGGCGCACCAAAGTCATGCGGGCCTTCAATGGCTATGATATCCGCGCAGCTGAGCTGTCTTATTCAAAACTTGGGAATGCTCTTTTGTCTTCGCACTCCGGGGCACGGGTGGGAGAGGTTCCAACCAAATGGAGCGTTGGCACTACCCATGAGTTTCAAAGGGCGCTTACCGCTGCTGAAAAACAAGCAATCGGCGTTTATATCGACACCTCTTCGGGCGGTGTGACTTGGGAAGAACTGGCAGCTCCATGGAGCGAGGTTGAAACCTCGTGGCAGGATTTGGGTATCGGCGCTAAGTTGCGTGTTATGGCCCGCCAAACAGCTCTGCTCGGTGGATACATGGGCTTTTACCGTGCTGATGGTTCCATGATTGGGGCAAGGCGCTGTAAGGCTTTGCATCAAGTTGCCCCCGGCATCACCTACAAGATTGGCTCTGAGCAGATCACTCCCCACGATCAGGGACAGCGCGTTTATGTGGAAGCGCTCACCGGATTTGGGGAAGGGGCAGGCGAGGAATGCACCTCCGTTGCTCTGTTGTTTGGAGCCACGCCAAAGCCTGACCAGCCACAAGGAAAGCGTTGGCTTCTTCCTGACCAGATCGAAACACCGTTTGCAGCTGTTTGCTCGCAGGCGCTTACAACTGATTTGCGGCTCACCAAGCGCACTCGCGTAAAGGTTCTCCTGAGCTTCGCATAAGGACCACTCAAATGGCTTTTGAACATCCACTCGTGCCAGGTGCGCATGATCGCACGCCTGAGCGCCAAAACGATTCCGCAGCTGTCTGGCCTGAGGAAGTCTTTATCACCGGAACCGATCTCAATGATGCGTTCGGTATTGCACGCCGCCAGTCTGAGCGCATTGGCAATACCGTTTCTCGCGATGGTGATCGTAAGTCCGGCGCGGCCATTGAGATTGACCGGGCAGGAAGCAGAATCCTTCTTGGTGGTGGGACTGTCTATGTGGCAGGCGATGTGCGTCCGGTTGGTGCAGCTGTTCTGGAAGGAGTCGATCTGACTACTGACCTGATTGTTGGTGTGCGCGTAAGCTCTACCGTGATCAACTCCGAGGATGACCCAACGCTTGCAGGTTTAAAGCCGGGTACAGAAGCGGAAGGCGAGAAGGGGGCTTCAAGGATCGTGACCCGCCTTGTGTGGGGCTATGCGGGAGATGGCGCGGAAGGTCAGCTTTACCCGGTTTACACGCTGGTAAAAGGCACACCGCTAGACCAGACGCCGCCTGCCGAAATGAGCCAAGTAGCGCAGGTATCTGCAGCGCAGGATTTTGGAGCAAATGGCAACTACATTGATGAGGGGTGCCGCGTAACTGCAATTGAGAAATCTAACGGCAATGTGGTCTTTTCCATTGCTGCGGGCACCGGCAATATCAAAGGCTTCAAACGTTCCCGTGAGCATGCCTTGCGCCTTGAGATCGAAGAGAAGTGGGACACTTTCCAGATTGACGGTGAGCAGCACACTTACACCGTAGCATCCAACAAAAAGCAGAAGTTTCGCCTCCACTATGGGCCGATTGATGAGCTGGTCAACATTCAGCTTGAAAAGGAAGTCACAGAGGACGTCACACGCAGCCAGATTATCAACGGCTCCGATACACTCCAAAATGACAGCCTGAAAGAGATCGTTCAGATCAAACAAGGCAGCAAAACATTCGTGAGGGGTACTGACTACCAGCTGACTGCCGATAAGGTTGATTGGTCATTGGCCGGAGATGAGCCGTCACCCGGTTCCAGTTATCACTGCAAATATCGCTATCGTGACTCTGTTCAGCCTGTGACCGTATCTGCTCATGACATCGAACTAACAGGCGGCCGCTCAGGCGGTGAGGTAGTCGTAATCTACAAGCGCAAGCTGCCGCGTGTAGATCTGGTTTGTCTGGATCAGACCGGAAACGCTGTTTATGTGGAAGGCCAATCTTCTGCACGTGCAGTTGCTCCCAAAACCCCTGACAACCTTTTGAAACTGGCAACCGTCTACAACGACTTTGACGGGCTGCCTTTGGTTAAGAATGATGGCACTCACAACATCACTTATGACAAGCTATGGGAGGTTGTGCAGCTCCTCAATAGTTCTCGCGATCTGATTGCCCTTAACCGCTTGCAACTTGATATTCACGACAAGGAACCAGCAGCAAAGCGCGGGATCTTTGTTGATCCGTTTGCCGATGATCGCTGGCGTGATCTTGGCGCTCAGCAAAACGCAGCAGTCCGCAACGGTATGCTCACGCTGCCCTTGGACGTCACCATCCATGACCTCAACAACACGGGCGTGGAGATGCTTCCATACAAGCTGGAAAATGTGATTGATCAGCCGCTCAGCACCACGTGCAAGCTGATCAACCGTTTTGCTAGTCATGAACCATTCCCGGCCTCAATGAAGCTGGAGCCCTCACAGGACTTCTGGACAGATGTTGATGAGGTTTGGGCGTCTGATGTGACCCATGAGGTGTTCGGGCCTGAGGCCTCTTCTACCTCTGAGCAACAGGTGGTTGGGACTGCTGAAGAGAATGCCAAGTTTTTGCGGGCAATTGATATCACGGTCACGATTGAAGGTTTCGGTGGGGGAGAGATCCTTGACCGTATCTTGTTTGATAATGTGGACATGACGCCAGTGCAAAAACCAGCGGCTGCCGGAGATGGACAGCTAACGCTTACCTTGAGCATTCCAGCCAAAAAGCATGCAGCTGGTGAGAAGCTGGTTGAAGCATTTGGTGTGGGTGGCTCTGAGGCGTTTGCTCGCTTTGTGGGTGAGGGCAAAGTCACCACTCAAACAATGCAGCGGGTAACAACACTTGTTCTCGTTCCTCCGCCACCACCACCGCCTCAGATTATCACGGTGACGCGCATCATTACGCGAAACCGCGATCCAAGAGGGCAAACCTTTAGCTTGCCAGCAGGTAACAGGCATATTGCGCAGGTAAAACTCTGGTTCTGCAAGATAGGTAATCCAAACACACCTGTTGTGGTTGAGTTGCGGGCTACCAATGGAGCGGGTTTTCCTACTGATGAAATTCTTGCTCAAGCTGTCATCGACATGTCCAAGGTAGAGCTGAATAAGTGGACACCATGTCCGTTTCCATCTCTGCCTTATCTGCTTTCTACGCGGGAATATGCGTTCATTGCGATCACTCCCGATAATGAGCATTCGATCTCAGCTGCGGTGCTTGGTGAGTTTGACGAGAAAAACCAGAGCTTCCTCGGTGTGAACCCTTACACCGTTGGCACCGAGATTGAGAGCTCGAACAACTCAACCTATCTTCCGGTGCATGGTTCTGACCTGACGTGCGGCGTAGATGCGGCTGAGTTTACGCAGACCACCAAGCGCGTCGAGTTGGGGAACGTGGATCTGGATCGTTGCTCTGATCTGATGATTGCGGCGGCTGTCGATACTCCTGAAACCGGGTGTTCCATTACATTTGAAATCACTCGTGCAGATGGATCAAAGATCCGGACAGCGGCCTATGCCGGTGTGCAGTTCGATGAATGGGTGAAGGAAACTGTCAGTATTGCAGCAATCCTGAAGGGGACCAGAACCGCAAGCCCTCGTCTCTTCCCCGGTGTTCAGGTACGGGCAGGTAAGCTTGCTGAAACCGCTGACTATATCGGCGTTGCCTTCCAGACCGGCAATGCAAGCCGCTTCCCGGTTCGGGTCAAACGAACTCTACCAAATGGCGCCTCAGCAAAAGTATTCCTGAAGAACAGTTCAGGAGATTTTGTTGAGGCTCCTTACAAGACCGGTGAAGTGTTGGATGCGGCGGGCACAGTGGATGCCACCTATGAACTGGACCAAAACCTTGGCAGCCAGACAGCCGTGAAAATCACCATAACTGGCAATCCGAAGGCAAGGCCGGTTCTGGAAGACCTGCGTGCAGTTGCGACCATCTAGGAGAAGTGATCAATGGAAACAACGCCAAATCTAAACCTGCCACTGCTCGACAGCGAAGAGAATGTCTCCGAGGATCATAAAAAGATCAATGAGTTCGTGAAAGCATTTGATGCTCGCCTGGGTGAGGTTGCAGTCACTTTGGCGAGCCTTGCTACTGCCGGACATTCTCATGAGATGGCCAAGATCAATGGACTGGCAGAGGCATTAGCCCTGCTAGCCTTGGCCAATCACGCGCACAAACTCAATGATCTTTCTGATGTTGATGTGACGGATGCGCCTGACAACTCCATTTTGCAGTTTATTGCAGGAAAGTGGTCATTGGGGCAGCGCGGTTACTCAGTTCAGGAGATCAATAATATTGTGTCGCAGCTGGCGAGTGGGGATCACGAACACCTGATAGGTGATGTTCAAGGCCTTTCGACCAAACTTGCAACACTGGCAAAGGCTTCTGATCTCAATAAATTCGCTGATGCAACGAAGAATGCTAAGTTCAAAAAAGTGCTGTCAGTTCTTGGTGATCTATATCTCAACAATAAAGCCATCATTGCGAATGATTCAGAAGGTGAATTTGCCGATAGATCAGGTGAGAACATTGACCACTTTTGGCATGATGATAGCGACAATGCATGGCACTTTGTTTCTGATGGTCCTTACAAGTCCGTGGGGAATACAAAATTCGTAGCGAAGCGCCTTGACCTGTTGGATACGGACTGGTCCATGAAATCTTCTGACCGATGGTTAGCGCGTTATCGCAACATGTCAGAAAACACAGAAAACATTTCTGCAAACAGATTTAGCGACAGTCTGGTTCTTGAAAACAAACAATATGCTCCAGCTAATGCTTCTGAAGATACCGGCAAGCGTTTCACAAAACGCGGGCTAAAGTCTTTCTCGTATATTGACGGCGGTTCGCAAGGAAAAACGTACGAAGCTTTTGGGGGGTTGTTGTCGACTCGACAGCGCGGCTCTTCAAAAGTTCGAAGCATGGGAGGTTCGTACTCTCAGTGTGGAACTGATACCAATTCCACGGGGAGTGTTGATTATGCCTATGGAGCAAGGAGTTACTCCTTTTTCAACGGTTCGGGCCGGATAGGCGTTTGCGTAGGTATGCATGTTGGCATCAACCCGAACCATGCTAACGCGAGAGTGGGCGATGCGCGCGGTATATACACCCACATGGATTATGATGATGGGACAATCGAAAACGACCCGGTTGCGCTTTATCAAAACTATGATGGTAACTGGGATGGCAAAAAACGCGTCGGTATCGTCCAAGAAGGTGTTCAGGAAAACCGATTGACCGGGAAAACCTTGATTGATGGCAAAGAGGTCATCGATGAAGGCAATCTGGCGTCAAAAATGGAAGCAGCTGGGCTCGGCGGCGGCGGTCCTTTGAAGGTAACTGCGCGTAGTACCGGAACATGGACAAAGCACTCTAAATCAAAAACAGCCGTGGTCTTTCTGACGGCTTCAGGAAAACCTTCGTACAATAATGACTCCGGATATGCGGGCGCTACCGTTGTAAAGATCTTTGATCTGCGCGACGGTCCAAGCACCGGAACCGTCTCTATCGGAAGCAATGAAACGAAGACCTGCACATTTAAATATGACGGTCACACCTTGAGTGTTCGCGGTAACGGCAATGCATCTGGGCATGATGCAGCATTCACAACGACAGTAGCCCGCGGGAGAGACGGAAACGGCGGAGTCCCGACACCCCCGGCTAGTTTCTGGGGTACTGGTGCAATAGGTGCCGCACGCAAAGGCGGCGTTGTGATTTGGGAGTATTGATGTGCCTGATTATGACATTTTGAATAGTGACACCGGTGAAGTCGAAAACACGATTGTTTTTGATGGTGATACCAAGTGGCTAGAGGAAAACTTTGGCGAGGGGAACTGGCGATTATACGAAGAGCCTCCGCGCACATTTGAGGCGACTGATGTTTCTGAAGAAGCTGAGCGGCGGATTGAAGCCGGAACTCGGATCAACGGCACTCAGTTCAAAACAGATCTGGAGTCGGTTGGTCGCTTGAGTGAAATGCTGGACGGGTTTGATGCTGAACTGCCTGAAGCTTCCAAAGTCGAAGCTGTCACAGCTGAAGGCGTGTTGCTCGTGCTTGATACTCGCGAGAAGGTGCAAGCGCTCTATCATGCAGCAATCAAGTACCGTGCCGGTATCGTAACCCGCTCCGCTCAAATCCAGCAGCTCGACCCGGTTCCGGACCCGTCACAAGACATCCTATGGGATCTGACCAAGACCCTACCTGAGGCTATGGAAGAGCTGAGCTAACCAGCCCTTCCAAACAATCAAGACTTAACCCACCCGCACGGTAACACCGGAGCGGGTTTTTTCATGGAGAAATGTCAATGAGCGCGCCCACAATCGGCATGCAATTCTCTTACAAATCGGATGATCCGTTTCCGGTTTCTGAAGGCGATCTATCCAAAGTTGTGGTGATCGATAGCTCTGATGATGCTTCTGGCACAGAGTTTCCAATTGATACAGCAAAGCGCATCTCGTCCAGCGACAAGGACGCGGTTGCAGCTCTCGGAACCGGCCCTTTGCGGGATCATATTCGCGGTATTCAGGACCAGCTCAACGAGCTTGACCGTTCTGCTGATGTCACCATTGTTCGAGCAGAAAAGGGAGCGACCCCTGAGGCCAGCGCTGCTGCAATTGCCGCTATCATCAACTCGATTACTGAGATCCCTACTGCGGTCAATGCAACACCTGGCATTGTGGTTGCTGGTTCAACTGCATGGCGTCCTGATCTGGATACAGTCAGTCCAGTTGTGGCAGCTTTAGAAGCGAACATCGGCAAGATCCTTGCTGTTGCTCCGGTAGATGTTGACCCAACCAGCGCAGACAATGCCATTGACGCACGCGAAACTATGGCTTCAGGTCGCTTGATGCCGGTTGGTGTGGCTGCGCGTGTCTGGGAAGGGGATGCGGTTGTTACTCGCCCTATGGCATCCCGTGTCGCTGGCCTGATTGTTCGTGCAGATACCAACAATGGCAACATGCCATTCGAGACAATCTGCAACGAGCCAATCTTTGGCCTTGCTGGTCTATCTCGGAAAATCCCTTTCAACTTCCTTGATGGCTCTAAGGAAGGCCAGCGCCTACTCGCTGCTGATGTGGCGATTGCTGCGGAAGGTGAGATTGGCGTTTATGGCGCGGTTGCTGATGGTGGCTTTACTTTCCTTGGTACTGACATGGCGCAGACCGACGCTATGTGGCCGCAGCTGCATCAGTTGCGCGGCTCTGACTACATCATCACACAGCTGATGAAGATCACCCGGCGCCATCTGGGCAAGAAGCAGACAGCGCAGCGGGTTGAAAGCTGGGTCCGTGAAATTATCGGTGAGCTGCGTGGGTTGAAGCAGAACGAGCATATCCTTGGCTATACGCCAGCCTCCGAGATGTTCACCGCAGATAAGAACCAGCCTGAATCCATCGAGCTTGGTCACATCAAGCTTGAGATTGGTCAGGAAACTGCAAGCGCCTTCAAGCGTGCTGATTTTGAGCTGCGCCGCTATCGCCCCGCAACCGAAGGCTTGATCAAAGACATTCTGGCGCGTTTGCGCGCTGTTGTTTAATCCTCTTTACTGGAGAACCACACATGCAGCGCCCTATGCTGATTAACGGTGACATTGACCTGCGCTTGGTCAGTGAACCGGACGAATCCCGCGCAAACATTCTGAGCAAGCTTGTTCTGCCTGCCTTCAAATACACAACGGTCAACCACAACCCCGGTGGCGGTATTGGTGCCGTAGACTTCGGTAAACCGCGCACTGAAGCTTTTGAGCCCAAAGCCGAACACAAAGGGCTTGATAACAAGCTGCTTGAAAAATTGGGTAAGCATGAAGAGTGGGTTTTTGCTGGCAACTATCGCCAGATGCCGGGCAACCTTTGGCTACCTGTCCGCGGCTTCATTTATGCCACTCTTATGGAGTGGGAACCTGATGAAATGGGCGCAGATGATCTGCAAGGTTGCAACCTGGCATTCAAGGAAGTCACCCACGTTGAACTCATCCTAGATGGCAAAGAGCTGTTCTATTGGGATTTCTGGGAACGTGAAATGCGGCCTGATCCAACAGATGGCGAACGTAAGCGCGCGCTTGGCCTCTAAGCCCCAAAACCACTCATCGTAACACTCTGAGCCTTCAGCCTTGCTGGGGGCTCTTTTGCTTTAAGGACACGGCAATTGACCACGAAAGCAACCACAGCAACGGTTCAGCTGGATTACCCTTTTGAACATGACGGGCGTGAAATCACCTCATTGTCCTTCCGGCGCATGCGTGCTGGTGACACGCTCATTGGCGAGAAATACTCGAACGAAGAGCAAGCCGGTTTCGCGCTACTGGCAGCACTTGCCGGTGTCGATCTGGAAGTGATTGAACGCCTTGATGTTGAAGACCTAGAGAAAGTCACGCGAGGTGCCGCTCCCCTTATGGGAAAGCAGGGTGTCTTGACCCTGAAGCAGCTCGACGCGAGAGACGAGTACCTGACGGGGTAGACGCGCCTCATTCTCGTGACTTGATTGTCGCGGTATCGCGCAGGCTCCACACGCCAGTTGGTGTGGTCATGAACTGGGAGATTGATTTCTTTTTAGAAACAGTCTCCAGCCTTGGACGTGTGCTCAAGGCTGAAAATGCTCCCCCTCCAAATCGGTAGAATGTCATGGGTGTTTTAACCTCCAAGCTGGTCATTTCAGTTCTAGACCGGGCAAGCGGTCCTGCGCGCGCAATTGCGAACTCCATGAAGGGCATGCAGGCCTCTGCTGATCGTAACAGACGAGAGCTAAACCGAATGCAGGGGCAAATGCTCGGTGCGGTCGGGACAGGTTATATTCTGGCCCGCTCCATCGCTGCCCCTGTAAAGTCTGCCATGGAGTTTGAGTCCGCCATGTCGGACGTGAAGAAGGTCGTTGATTTTGATAGCCCTGAGGGCTTCAAGAAGATGCGCAAAGACATCATCGACATGTCAACGCGCATGCCAATGACAGCTTCCCAGATTGCTGACATCGTGGCTGCAGCAGGTCAGGCCGGTATGGCCGGGGATGAGCTAACCCAGTTTGCGGAGATGGCGGCAAAGGTCGGTGTTGCTTTTGATGTAAGTGCCGGCACAGCAGGCGAGAGCCTTGCGAAGATTAAAACTGCCCTAGGGCTGACCGTGAGCGAGACTGGAGAGCTGGCAGATGCAATCAACCACCTGTCAAACACCTCCGCAAGTTCTGCTCCCGATCTGCTCGACTTTATGCGCCGTGTGGGGTCTGTAGGCAAACAATACGGCTTCACCGCTGAGCAAACAGCAGCCATTGGCTCGGCAATGATTGCATCAGGCGCACAAGCCGATGTCGCGGCCACCAGTTTCCGAAATGCAGGTAAGGCACTGGCACGGGGCGAGGGGTCAACAAAGCGCCAGCACAAAGCCTACAAGCGTTTGGGGCTGGATGCGGTAAAGGTATCCAAGAACCTTCAGAAAGACGCTGTGGGTACGCTTAAAACCGTCATAGGGCAAATCAGAGAGTTACCAAAGGAACTGCAAACTTCGGTCATCTCAGATCTGTTTGGAGATGAAGCACGCGCAATTGCACCTCTGATTGAGAATGCAGCGCTTCTGGATAATGCTTTGGGCTCTGTAGCCTCAAAGGCGCAGTTTCTTGGGTCGTCTCAGGCGGAGTTCGAGGAGCGTTCGAGAACCTCAGCGGCTCAGTTGCAGAAGTTCCAGAACAAGATTGAAGCTGCATCGATTGCAATTGGCAGCTCATTGCTCCCGGTGCTTAATGACTTCATGGACACGATTGGGCCACACATAAAAGCCTTCACTAAATGGGCTGAAGAAAACCCCAAGATACTATCGGATATTATTAAATACGGTAGTGCGATCATAGGCGTGCTCATTGCTCTGACTGGCCTCAGGTTCGCAGCAAAGCTACTCAAGACCACCCTTATTGATACGGTGCTCGGTGTTGGCAAGATGCTTAAGAGAGCGGGCAAGTTAGCCGGAATCTCAATGGGGCGTAGCCGTAAGACCCGCAGTACCGCTGGCCCCGCAGGTGCTAAGCCTTCTTCAGTCAAGAAAACTAGTGTTCCTCAGGTATCCCGAAAAATGCCAGCTGCTGCCAATGATAACGGAGGCGGGAAATCCAATATCAAAGGGATGAAGGCTAGCAAGCTATTGAAAGGTGCAGCAAGCCTGAATGCTATAGGTCTAGCCCTCAACGAGTTTGAGCACTCAATCAATACATGGGGCATGAGTTGGAAGGATAGAGCCCAGTATGCGCAGAACAGGTTCAAAGATGGGGCCGCTCGCGGTGAGGCAATGAACCAATGGCTTGAGGATCTCATTGGGGTACGCAAAGGGCCGGTTGAGAAAGGCAATGTTCTGGTTGAGGCCCTAAAGCAAGACCTGGCATTGATCGATAGCCAGATTGCAGAGTTGGGCGATAGCCGAAGCGAGAGACAAACCAAACGAGGCTTGCAGACAGACCGCGAGGAAATTGCTGAGCAACTGAAAGCACTCAACGCCGAGCTTGCGCAGACTGCGAATGGAATTGCTGAAGCTAAAGTAGCAGAGGCACTTCAAACAAAGGCAAACCAAATCCTTGCAGTCCCGATCCCCAAACCTTCTGCGGGTTCTGCCCTGAAGGTTCCGCAGATCTCAGGCGCCCGAGCATTGGGCGGGCAGTTTGTGGGTGGCCGTAACTATCTAGTGGGAGAGAATGGTGCCGAACTGGTGACCCCGAGCCAGTCCGGATACGTCCACACCGCTTCAGAGAGTGCAAAGATCCTCGGCGGTGGCGGCTCAGGCTCATCTTCGGGCGAAACTCATTATCATTTTGGCCCCTTCTATGTAGACGCGGCAAGCAGTGCGTCTGACATGGTCGAAGGGTTTGTTGAACAGGTCGAAGATCGGATGTCCGGCCTTCATGCAGACCGAGAATATGCGGTGCGCTGATGCTTTACATGCTTGGAGCTTTGCAGATGGATACTTTCCCATTCAACGTGGATCAGGTGTCTATCTCGGCAAAGGCTGATTGGGCCAGAAAGCCCGTTATGGGCGGGATGAAGCCCGGTGAGTTTATGGGAGATGGGGGCAAGACCCTTAATCTCTCAGGGCAGCTGCTACCTATCAGGATCGGTGGGCTGGTCGAACTTGAGATTGCCGACAAGATGCGACGGACTGGGGAAGTCTTCCCGGTGCTGCGTGGTGATGGCAAGCCAATGGGGAACTACTTTATCAAGTCCTCAAAACAAACGCACAAAGAGCTGGAAAGAGACGGTGTTCCTTTTGTGATCACCTATCAGATTGGGCTTGAACAGCTGCCGGATGAAACCCCGGTCTCACCTGATCTCATTCCAGATCTGATTTCAGTCTTCGACCTGCTTTAAGGGGCGGCTATGTCCACCACAGTAACCGTTACAGGTGAAGGGATCACCTTGGACCTCCTGCTGGTGCGCGTGCACGGCTGGAAGGGGCAGGATCTCATCACCGAGGCCCTGAGCCTTAACCCCGGCATAGCGGGCGAAGGAGCTTTTCTTGCAGCTGGCCGGAAAGTGCTTATTCCAGACCTGCCATCTGAAGTCACAATCACACCAGAGCCGACAATAGACTTGTTTGGATAGCGCATGAACGAATGGACCGTAGATTGGAAAGTCATCTTGAATGGCAATGACATCTCGCAGGATCTTCGCCCCTATCTCATGAACATTTCAGCGACGGATAAGGCCGGGATCAGCTCTGACAGTTGCAGTCTTAGCCTTGATGATCGTGCAGGGCAGATCAAATTGCCGAGTGCTGGCCACCGACTATCCGTAATCCTTGAAGGCAAGAAGGTCTTTGAAGGGGTGACTGACCAGCCCGTTTCCTCAAGCAACCGCTCTGGAGGGCAAAAGCTCTCAATCAAGGCGAAAGGCTTCGATGAACGCTCACCGGTCAAGCAACCGCTTTTCTTCCATAAAGACGAAGCAACACTTGAAGAATTCCTGCAAGGCGCTGCCAAGAAAGCCGGATTTAACATCAAGGTAGACCCGGCATTCAAAGAAATCTTTCGCGACTACTGGTCGGCAAATGGAGAGAGCTTTCATTCAATCGGCCAGCGCTATGCGAAAGAGCTGAACGGGGCATTCAAGATCAGAGATAAGACGGCTGTTTTACTGCCGTTGGGAGCTGACAACGAGCTCCCGATCATCAAGTGCACCTATCCCGGCAATATCATCACTTGGCGCTTGAAACCCCGTGATCTGCGCAGGGCTTTCACTGGAAGCTCTGTCCGCTATGTGGATCGGGAGAAAGGCAAGGTGGTTGAAATCAAACGCCCCTACAAAGAGGAGGAAATCGAAGACCCTGCGCTAAAAGATCCGGTATTAAATGCCATTCGCTCTACGGTCAAAGATGAAGACCAAGCCAAAGAACTTCTTAAGGCACGTGAGAGCCAAAGCAAGCGAGAGAAAGCTTCGGGGTCGATCACGATCAACTTTGAGCCTGAGGTGCAGGCAGAAGCTCTGTGCACCGTTGAAGGCATCAAGCAGGGCATTGATGGCAAGTACCGGGTAGAAAGCAGAACACACAAGGCGTCGAGGGGTGGAGGAGCCACTACAACCTTAAGCGTGAAAGATCCCCAAGACGGAGCAGGGAAAAGGGAAGGGGCAAAAACAACGACCCCAACCAAGAAACCCGCCCTGACGGGAGACGGTCTAAATCGAAACGGTAGAACCGGGACACAACAGTAGCCAACCAACCGCCCTCAGAGGCGGTTTTTTTTATTGGAGATCCCTGACATGAAATCAACCAAAACCCGGTTGGTCGGCGCTTCTGCAGCCCTCATAGTTGCATTTGTGGGCGCTTGGGAAGGTCTGAAAACAACAGCCTACAAAGACATAGTCGGTGTGCCAACGATTTGCTACGGCGAAACCAAAGGCGTCAAGCTAGGTGATACAGCAACCAAGGCCGAGTGTGATGCAATGCTTGATGTATCCCTCAAAGAACATGAAGCCGGGATGCGTAAATGCCTGACAACCCCGGAAAAGATCCCAATCAAAACCTATCTTGCAATGGTTTCGCTGTCTTACAACATCGGATCAGGTGCATTTTGCAAATCGACTGCAAGGCGCAGGTTGAATGCAGGCAATTGGACGGGAGCTTGTCAGGCTGCCACTTGGTTCAACAGGGCTGGTGGTCGGAAAGTACAGGGCCTCGTTAATCGCAGGCAAGATGAATACAAACTTTGCATGCAAGGGGCGAAGGGATGATAGATCTCATCTCCTCGTTTATCTCAACAGGCATTGAAACCTTGCTGGCTTATGGGCCGCTTGTTGGCGCATTGCTGGCCTTTGTGGCTAGATTTGAACCTCGCACACCCAACTGGCTTTCTACTCTCGCAACAACGGCTCTGCTTTGCGTCTCGGTTTGGTTCTTCTCCGCCCTTCATCATGACAAACAAGCGGAAGTAGCCCAACTGAAGGCAGATAACAACGCGCTCACACGCGTAGCAACAGCGCACAAGGTCATCTCAAAGCAAGCAAGTGAAAAGCTGTTGGATCGCATCCAGCAGATGAGCACGCTTGAAGAAAAGGTAAGGGACTATGAACTTGAGCTGGAGAGGGGCAAGATTACCGCTTGTCCTTCTGATCCCGTTTATCTTAGCAGGATGCGAGCACTTCAATTCCGGAAGGCTCATTAAAAACTCTGGGGAGCTGTTCAAGCCTCCTGATCCTCCACCCGATCTAACAGTCGAAACGAAAGACCCTGGCATTACCGGCGATCAAGGCCGGGATGCAATCAGGCATAGAGCTGCATTGATAGCCTGCCATGCAAAGGAACAGGGCTGGCAGTCCTTTTATGGAAGCATTCAGGACAACTTGAAAGGTATTGCCAAATGATGCCGAAGACAGAGTTCGGGTCAATCACTGGATTGAGTGTCTACGGGGCTCTGGGGTATGCATCTAGCTACCTTGAGCCGGTACTTCAGTTCGCCTTACTGCTCGCAGTATTAATCGGAGCAATCTTGTTGGCTTATGGCCGCTGGGTTGATGCCCGGAACAAGCGGTTAGACACCCGTATCAAACTGCACCAGCTGAAAGATCTGGAAGAGGCAGGCGACAAGCGAGAATAGAAAATGATAGCCCCAAAAACGGGGCTATCCAGTTCCTTGCTTAGATCCAGTCATCAGGCTCTAGGTCATCAAGCGCTGCACCAAACAACGCGAGACGCTCCATTTCCTTTTGAGTTAGTGCCACATGCAGATGAATTAGTTCGCCAACGGTAGTGACTTCGCAGCGTTGTGCTAGAAAATCTAGAGCGACGGATAACATATTATTACCTTTTAAAGTTCTTCAGTATTCCAGAGAGGCGGATGCGCAAACTATTTGCTTAGAAATTGGCATCTGCAATGGGAATATGCTTACAATCTTAGATTTGCTAGAACTTTATAAGTCTTTGACTGAAAACAGGGTTTTCGGTTACGAACTCTCAAAGGATTGCGGGAAGAAAACCAAAGTTGCTCTTATGGGGGGTGGTTTTTTGCAGTAGTCGCTGCCCTAGAGATTCTTGATAATCTGACAAAAATAGCAATAAAGTCTAAAATATACTGAAAAATAATTACCTAAAGTTGCTAGAAAATATTATCTACACCTTAGGGTGGAGCGCTTAGGGTATGTCAATTGCTAACTATGTGTAATTTCTACTGAGGGATATCCCTGATCGTCTTTAGAAGTACGATTCGGGCAGCAGTATGTCACCTGCCATACTAAGACAGAACCGGCAGCGGATGATCTGACATTTAAGGAACGGGGTTGACAGCACTTCCGTTTCTAATTTTTAGCGCCCCACACCCATTCCTATGCTTTACATTTCGGTTGTAAACTATTGATGCCACGTGGGGGTAATTGGTGCAGTTGTGCAGCTATCTCATTGTTTTTTCGTAAAAAGACCCAGCCTTCTAAGCCGACGGTCGCAGGTTCGAATCCTGCAGGGATCGCCATTTTTCTCTCCCAATTCATTGAGCGAAAACTCAGCTCCCTCTAAAACTAGTAGTTTCCTGCATTCTCGCCCCTTTTGAGCAAATTTATCTCATCATTTGAGTGGCGCAGCTTTTTATTCCAATGTGACATAGCCAAATAAAATCTTCAGTTTTGAAATGCTCAAAATCCCAGCAAAACTGAAGGGATATAAGGTGTTCAATCAGTGGCAGTTTTAATAAATTCCTCTAATAGATCATTGTGCACGCCACATTTTTGCTGTAATTGACGGCAAAACACGCCCTAGGGGAAATCAACGAGTTGAACTGCGTGCAAAAATCATCTGACATCCGTACGAACTGGACGCGTGAAGAGGCTGAGTCTCTTTACAACCTGCCGTTTAATGACCTGCTGTTTAAAGCTCACTGCGTTCATCGCGAGCATTTTGACCCCAATGAGGTCCAGCAAAGCCAGCTCTTAAGCATCAAGACAGGCGGTTGCCCGGAAGATTGCGCTTATTGCAGCCAGTCCGCTCGCAACAACACCGAGCTGTCCGCCTCAAAGCTTCTTGAAGTCCAAATGGTGCTGGAAGAAGCCAAAAAGGCGAAGGAAGGCGGCGCAACCCGGTATTGCATGGGCGCAGCCTGGCGCTCTCCTAAAGATCGCGACATGCGCGCCATTGAAATGATGGTGGAAGGCGTCAAAGAGCTCGGCATGGAAAGCTGCATGACGCTTGGCATGCTGACGCCGGAGCAAATTCTGCGCCTCAAAGATGCTGGGTTGGATTATTACAATCACAACATCGACACTTCAGAGCGCTACTACAGCGAGGTTATTACAACCCGCAAGTTCTCTGATCGTATCGATACCCTGAATCTGGTCAAGGAATCCGGTATCAAAGTCTGTTCTGGCGGCATCGTCGGCATGGGCGAAAAAGATATGGATCGCCTCGACATGCTGGTTTCTCTGGCAACACTGGAAGAGCATCCGGACAGCGTGCCGATCAACATGCTTATCCCGATTGAAGGCACGCCGCTTCAGGATGCCGAACCGGTTGACCCGATTGACTTTGTTCGTCTGATTGCCGTTGCACGTATCATGATGCCGAAATCTCATGTACGCCTGTCGGCAGGCCGGACAGAAATGTCTGATGAGACGCAGGCAATGTGTTTCTTTGCTGGAGCAAACTCCATCTTCAAAGGCGAAACACTGCTCACCACAGACAACCCGGAAGGCTCCAAGGACGCAGCTTTGTTCAAACGCCTTGGTATCCGCCCTATGGGACTGAAAAGCTGTGCGGCTGAGCATGAGCCTGCTGAATAA